ACGGCTACGGCGACGGCTCCGGCGACGGCTCCGGCTCCGGCGACGGCTACGGCGACGGCTCCGGCTACGGCGACGGCTACGGCGACGGCTCCGGCTCCGGCTCCGGCTCCGGCGACGGCTCCGGCGACGGCTCCGGCTCCGGCGACGGCTCCGGCTCCGGCGACGGCTAAACGTAGAAAAGGATTATGACCGCCTATACCCCATCCAAAACCCGCATTCTCCGCGAATGCAAAAAGCTCTGGGCCGAGAACCAGACGATACCGTGGAGTGAAGTTCCCCAGTCCACCAGAGACCGCGTTCGCAAGACCGCTATCCGGCATCTTGTCGAGGTTGAACAAGCGCGGAGAGGCGGGAGGAAGTGAACTACGCCCCCGTTTCGGTGGGTCAGAAGTGACCGGAAATGCCGAAGCGATACTGCGGGCCAGCGAATCCCGTCCACGTTTCAACATCCGCAGCCAGTTGCAGGCTTCGAGGCTGATACCATGCGGTCGCTGGCGTTGAACGCTTCCAAATCGTTACAGCCAAGCCCGCACCCGTGATGGCGGTTGCTTGGTCGTTATTGTCCCGAATCAATCCTGGCACATTGAAGTTTCCCACCCGCGCACCGCTCACCGGCACGCCAATGCCAGCGTAAGCAATTGGCGACAATGTGAGCCAACTGGTGACTGAAATGGGTGCTTCAAGGCTGACATTGCCGGAGGGCATCCAAAAACCGCCGTCCACCCAGTCAAGGCGCGTCCCGGCCAAGACGTTGAATGTTCCGAACAGATTCGTCGTGACCGGAGCGAATACGCCCACGCCGCCACCCCAATGCGATTGCAGGGACGGAGCGTAAAGCGCGTAGCTGACGCCGAACCAGTTGGTCGTCTTGACCGCGTCCCAGATTTGGGCCAATCCACCGGCAAAGGTGGGCACAGGCGCATTTGTGGCCGTGACCGTGTTCGTGTTGGTTTGGGAGAGCGCGGAGAAGGCGAGAACGGACGACAACAGGATGGCCGAAATTTGTTTCATCAGAAAGTGATAAATCCATGGCCGACCAAGCTCAAGAGAAAATTGATGACCAGAATCGCCCCAATGAGGATAAAAAATCCCACCCAAACGGTCAGGACGATGGCGGGCACGCCCATCTTTTTGAAAATCCAATCGCCGAGCCACCACACAATTGCGAGGCACACGGCGATAATCAGGATGAAGAAAACGCTGTGGATGAGGCCGGTCCCGCCTCCCATCGTCACGACTTCTGCTAAAAGAGCATTCATGGCATCAGTTTAATGTTTTGGTGCGAGATTGGTATGGGGTGAAACCCTACGTCTTTGGCGTCCCCGGCACGGTTGGCGGGGTTGGTAAGCGTTTATCCAACCCCTTTTCGGCAAGTATGTCCGCGAGGTCGTCAACATGCAGGCAATCGCACATGCACGCCACGGTGTCGTTGGTGAGCGGCGCAATGCCACCATTGCAGTAATCGTTGCCGGGCGTCGCACTGTGGAGAACCCCAAAGCACACGACTTTGGCATCCTCCATGCCGAGTTTCACGATTTTGTCGCCGTTCTTTGCTTCTCTGCCGTTTCTGTAGTGCATAATGTTGGGCTATGGTTTTGGATTTGGAGTTACCGGCGCGGCGGGCGTCGGGATGATTGCAGGCGCGGGCAGCATGGCCCGCACACTGGCCATCAAAGGCGGGGTGGGAGTCCCGCCAGCGTCCACGATTGCGCCCGCTTGGATGGCCGCTGACGCATCGTTTGACCAAAGGTGGGAGAATATCGCTCCGAACACTCCGAGAGCCACAGCGACGGCTGTGAGCGTAATAGTGAGCCATTTTGGGCCGCTTGAAAGGAGTGTCAGGCCACCGCTGCCGCCGAGAGCGTATGCGCCTGCCGTGAGAGCCGAACCGAGGTTGCGCTTCGTCTGACTGTCCATGCCTTCACCCTTGCAGAACCGGGCGGGGTTGGCAAGAAAATTGTTGACGCCGGGGCGGGAAGATGCTCTGATAGACGTGAAGACAATCACGTCCGGGCGCAGTTCCCGCTCCCGGCCCCGCGCGAGAGTTAACGTTTTGCGCGAGAGAAAAACAGCCGCCGCTCTGATACAGCGCGCGGCCTTTTGTCTTACCGTCACCAAAATCATGAAACGAGAAATCAAATTTAATAATGCCGAGCAGAACATGATTCGCTCATCCATGTCAAAACACGCGAAGCGATGGCGACGCGCGAACTATTGGACGCGGGTAATGATTAAACTTTATCCACTTGAGCAATGGGACTACTTCGGGTGGCGTTAGCCTCCAAAATGAACTGTCGCTATTGCTCAAATTGGATTGACGGCCCGGTAGCAACCACGCTCGCGTATTGGAATCAAACGCCGGATGCCTGCCATCCCGAATGCAAGACTGATGGCGAGAAACGGGAGGCGTTTGAATGCCAGTTGCTCGATGCCGACTGCAATGACTGCAAATATTTTCGCCGTGGTTACAATGTCCAACGCTGGCTCTCGACGATGATTGATAAAAAGCCCGCTTGGGTACTCACGAATATGGGAATCAATCGCGGCATCTGCAATAAATTCAATAAACCAACCGAAGCGTTTCCACACATGAGCACAGGAAGGGCGTGCTTTGAGCATCGCAAACCGAGCTAATGGTTCGGCAACTGCTTCTCCATCTCCGCGACTTTGGCCTTCAACTCCTTGATTTCAGTCCATTGCCGCGAAACCTGAATCGGCAGGTAAACATACACGGCGACCGCGCTCAGAATCGCGCCAGCGGCAACGATGATTCCAAGAATTGTGCCGACGCGCGACAACGACCATCGCCGAACCATTTTTGGATGGTGCGCTTTCACTTCACCGGCTCAACATATTTCGGCATTTTCAACTTGTGCGTGCAAACCGCGTTGATGATTCCCGCCAGCAACCGCTCGCCTTTCGCCAGGGATTCGTCCTTTTCAAGCAACGAGCACATTTCCCGCAGTTTATCCCACTCGTCCCGGGTCAATTCGTAGCCACGGTCTGTGTACGTGCGTAGGTACTTTTCCAGCATCGCGTCGAGTTCGGGAGTGTGCGGAGAGTGCAAGATTTCGGCCGCTTTCTGAGCCAGCAACGAGACGATGGTTTCAACCTTGGTGAGCCGTTGCGAGGTCGAGAAAGCCCACGCCAACATGCCTCCAGTGCACATGCCGAGGCCGGTCAGGATGAAACCGAAAATCCATAGAATAACGTCCTTGTCCATTATTTGTTGGTCGCCTGAACCGCAAGCGGTTGATTCGGCCAGTAAATATACCATGCCCTGCACATTGTCGTGATGTCCGTGAACGTTGTGCCGTTCGTGAACACGCCCACAATCGAATAATTGTCCCACAGATTAGATGACCGCATCACGAGCACGTACGGATAATTCGACGGGACACTGACGCTCACGGTCACGCGATTCGTGTACAGAACGACAAGAGGTGGATTGGTCTGCACCGGAACAGCCGTTGGCAGCGTTGGCCGATTCGTAAGGCCAGCAGGCGGCGCGGGCGGTTGCGCGCAGCACCACACGGCGAAGAACGCAGCCAAGATGGTCACGGAAGCCTTCATTGCACGGTGAATGTTCCGCCGAGTGTATAGCTGCCAGTGAAGGTGAAAATGGTTGTTGTGGCGTTATACGCCCCCATCGTCCACGGGCCGGTTGTGGGACGGGCATTGCCGAGAATGTCGCTTGTGATGCCCGGCAGACCGGATGAGGTAAGGTTTGCGCCAGCGCCAATCGCAGGACTCCCGGATTGCAATTGGAGGTTGTTATTCTGCTGGTTGATGGTATTGATATAATTCGTGGCCACGTAAAGCGGATTGCCGAACTTACCGTGCGTTTCCCATCCGAACAATACCTGCATACCCGCCAAACCGAATTGCCCCCAAGTGTTCGCAACATTTCCGTTGAAAAATCCCGCCGTGTCATTGGGAACAGTCGAGATAAACGTGTTGTAACTTAGGTAACAGTTGTAATCGAATTTGAAACCGGACGCGACATTGGTGCTCGATGACGTGACGGTAATCAGGTAATTCGCACCACTGCCGCCCATCGTATCCACGAGCACGTTGTTCTCCATGTCAATGTTGACGCCGGAAGCGAACTGTCCGGTCTGATTGAATCCAAATATGCCGATTGGCGGCGAGAAGTCGGTCAGGAAAGAGTTGTTCAGGATACGCCAATATGTGTTGGGGATGTCCCCCGGATAATCTGTGAGCAACCCAAGCATCCCGTCTCCGGTGGGCGGGAAGTTGCAGACGTTATTATAGAAATTGATGTTCTCACCCTCACCAATACGAATTACATCGGAGAGGGCGGAGTTTTGATTCGTGACCCAGATGAGATTGTTGTAAAAATCAATGTTCGTCCCGTCGAGATAAAGCACCGTCCCGTTGGCGGCGTAATCAATCAGGATGTCGCAATGCGGAGCGCTGTATCCAGTCCAATACGCCGCGCTGTACTGCCATGACGTGTTGTAAAATTGGTTTCCATAGAAGAAGGCATTGTTTCGGGAGCATCCCGTTGTCGTCGTGTAGGCGATGCACCAGACGATGAAATCGTGGAAGCGCGAGTTGCAAACCGTGGTATTGCTTAACCAAGCGTTGCCGAGCAGTTGAACCGGGACTGCCACTTTGGTAAACTCGCAATTCGTGATGACGATATTCGTGCCGTCCAAACAGGATAATCCCACCCCTGAAATGCTGGTCAAATCCATCGGCTTCGTGTTCGTGAAATAGCCGATGTTGTGAACGTAATCGTTATTCAGCGTGACATTGTAAAACTGCGCGGATGTGGCCACGAAACCGCCATAGACGCTTGGCACAGCCGAACCCCGGTCAACGACGTTTGTGATTGCCCCACCCACCGGCCCACCGTCGAATCCTTGAATCAGGATATTGCTCAGAGCGACCGATGAGCCCTGAAAAGCGTTCATCACGTAAACACTTCCCGTGGCGGGATTAAGCACGGTGTAATCCTCCTGAATATTCGCCCTGCCTGTGCCCCACGTTCCGGCAGTGTTACCATCGTAGATGTTTGGGGTGGACGGAGACGGCCCAGACATGAGAGCGATGCCGCCAGACGCCCCGCCACTCAGGATGTAGCTTTCGCCGCCCTTGAAAATTACAGTGTCGCCGCTCAGGGTTTTTCCAGCAGGAACAGATGTCGCATCCGGGTCTCCGGGGCAATGTGCCCAAGAGGTTGCCGTGCTCGTTCCATTGTTGCCGTCGCTGCCCGAAACAATCGAGACATAATACGTCGCCCCGCTCGCCGAGAGCGAGAGCGCACAACAAAGGATGGAGAGGATGCGGGTCATTGGTTCAAGGCGCGGTCTGTCCATATTCCAAGGTCAACCGTTGGAGAGCCTGTGCCGCCGATTGTGGCCGTCATCGTGAGAGACTTTGAAGCACCAAGAGTGAAATTAAAAGAATCAGGAACTGTTAAAGTCAAATCCAACGGGCCAGTCGCCGCCGTGCTCAACGCGCTGAAAGGGGTTATCGTGTAGGCTTGGCCGAAATCGTTCGTGCCGGCGATGGCGATGGTGAAAGTCCCCGCAGCGGCAGCCACCAATACCGAGGCATTGTAATGGACAGTGCCGCGAATTGTGTTGGCTGTGGAGTTTGTGAATAAAAGAGTACTCGCCACGTTTCCGGTGACGTTGGTGTTGACGTAGAGGCCAACGACTTGTTCTTCGCTATTCCCTACGCTGGTGACACCAAATTGATTAAATCCATTCGTGACCGTAATTGAGCCTGTGGTGACTGCTCCCGTTGCGCCTATAATCATCGCCGCTCCGCCGTAATTTCCTGCGCCGCTTGATGACATAGACACTCCACCCAGCCCCATTCCACCAGTAAAGTCCGTTTTAAACTGCATATTCTGGCTAAACCCCCCAGTGCCAGTGGTGATTGTGAAAAACTGAATGCTACCATTGATGAACTGAAACGCTTCGGCGTAGCCCGATTGCAGTCGAGTATATCCACCATTATAATATGCGTTTTCTGCAAGGAAACCGTTGTTGAACGCATACGGCTGAATTAAAAAAGACCCGAATTTTGCCGTGTATGACGATGTGTTATACGTCTCGCCCGTGAAAAGTCCGTTCTCGGTCAGCGAACTTCCAAACCCAACTGCACCGTTTACCAGTAGCGTGCTGGAATTGGAAATGGCCGCTGAAAAATTATCAGCGTTGGGTGAACCATTAAGAAACGGCACATTGCTGCTCAACCTCGCATCCGCCACCGTTCCGCTGCTCAACTGCGAGGCGTTGTTGGTGTTGACGTAGGCGCTCACCGCAACCGTTGCATTGCCGCCGCTCGGAGTGACTGTGATTCCGGTTCCGGCGAGGATGTTGCTTGCCGCACCGAGCGCATTCAATTGCGTCTGAATGGCGCTCGTGACGCCGTGAACATAGGAAAGCTCAGTGGAAGTTGTGACACTCGATGCCAATGCCTGATTCGCGTTGGCAACAAGCGCGGTGGACGGGGTGAGCGTCGTATTCGTGATAGCATCAGCGACCACGGTGATGACGACTCCATTAGACAGGTATATCAGAGTGTTATTGGTCAACAGCCAACCCGAGCCAGTTGAGTTGTTGGTGAGCGAGAATCCACCCGGCCCAGAGCCAGTGCCGCTCAAAGCGCCGGAAAATGTTCCGGTCGTGCCGATGATAGGGATTGCCGTGCCGTCCGTGTTGGTCGTGTAACGATTAGGCCGAATCGGTTGGGCAAATGCTCCAAAAGATACGAGACAACAAATCAAAATCAGCGTTTTCATAATTAACTCCCGGCGACTTCGTACCATCCTGTGTTCCCGTTTCCGCTCGCTTTCACCCAAAAATTGACAGCGTTCGGGTTGGTAACATCTGCGTAAGGCGTGCCCGGAGAGGCCGTCACGACACCTTGAGGGCTTCCAGTGCCATACAGTCCACCGCCGCTCGCGTTGACGGTGACAGTGCCAGTCCCGCCAGAAGGTGAAACGGTTATGTTAGTGCCCGCCACAATTTGAGAAACGCCGCCTCCGCCGCCGCCGCCATTGGACGCCGCGTAGAGCAACGCCATTTTCAAGTCCCGCGTGGACATGGCATCGTACCCGGCCTGAACAGCCGCCGTCATCAAGGTTTGTGCGGATTGTGGCATTTATGGGCGAGCGTACATTTTAAGCCGCCAGTTGTTGAAAGAGGTTGGGTTGTCATTTCCACCAGCGGGGAGAGACACTACGATATCAATTTCGTTACCGAGCGGGGGGGATTTTGAACAAGAAACGTAAACATTCGTGGCGTCCGCCCACACTCCGAATGCGTTATTGCTTGCCGACCCGTCAAACCAGTCCGTGAACTCCACTTCCTGGCCGACCACAAAGCCGGACTGGGCATCGTTAGAAACGCACACCAACACGGCGGTCTTCCACGATGGAGTTGTCCCAAGGCCGTGCGCGGCTGACCACGCGCCTTGATTCAGCGTGAATAGTGCGCTGGTGAAAAGAACAGCAGAAACCGTAACCGCCCCAGTGCCTCCAACGGGAGACACTCCAATGCCGGTTCCGGCGACAACTTGTGAGACTCCAAATCCAGTCCCGCCGTTGGAAGCGGCGTATAATATCGCCATCTTCAAGGCGCGGTCATCCATCTTATCGTATCCGGCAGATACGGCAGCGGCTAAAAGCGTTGATGCGTTTTGTGCCATGAATTATGGAGCGAGAACCACCAGCAAGCACTGGTCAAGCTGGCGGTCGTCTAGCTTTTCGTATCCTTGAGCGATTGCGCCTGTTATCGCCTGCTGTCCGGTCAGACCAGCATTCGTGCCGTAAAGACCGGCCAAACAAAGGAGAATGCCACGGTCATCCAGGGTCGGGTAGCCGAGGTTGGCTATCATGTTTTCGAGTGTCTGCGCGGAGTCAGCCATAAAAGGGCTTCCCGCGCCGTTACACTCCTAGCAGGGAGAGACTATAACGCAGGAAAAAGTAAAACAGTCGCAATGTTTGCTCTGGCGTCTCGCGCATCGTCCCGCATTCCTTGATGATGGTGTTCACGTCCGTCGTGAGCGCGTTGTCGAGTCCGTACGCGGTGTTCCACAGAATCGCGGCGTCCATCTTGGCGAAAATCCAGCCCGGCTGCATCCCGGTGAAGGAAAATCCACCCGTGAACGTGGTTGCGTCAATCCGCAACTGCTTGTGGTTCGTGCGATAATCCGTCCCGCCTTTGCTGTTCAACTCGTGAATCAGGCAGATGACAGCAAACGCCACGGTTTGCAAATTGTCTAGATTTTGGAGCGCGGCGATGTTCGCCTTGAGATTTGCCGCATCCGTTATCTTGACCGGGCTTGATAACGCCGAATATGGAATGAGTGTTTGCGACATATAATTAGTTAATCTGCGCCTTCACTATCGTCTTTTCTGGGCGACAATTCCTCGCGGGCCATTGAATCCCAGTCGCTCATGTCGCCGCCTTCCGGCATCTCAAAATATCCCGTCGTGCCATTGTCACCCATGTCTTCCGTGACGCAAAACGTCAGCTTGTCGCCCTTCTTTGGCTTTGAACCGGGCGGCGTGACATCGGGCGGCAACGTGACCACATTTTTGTCCGACAAATCCTGCTCGGGCTGCTCCATTTCCGGCGCAGTCGCGGTTGCCCCCGCATCCCCGGATTCCGGCATGTCTTGGTCGTCAGCCATAGTTTAAAGACGGCGCGGTGGGTGTTGAATCCACCGCGCTTTGCAGAACGATTAATCCTCAGGCGGTAGCGACCAAGCCGGAGGATTATATTCTCCGCACATCTGCGCGTACGCCAGCACGCTCTGGTAATCGCCAGCGGCGGGCGCATTCGGCGCTGTGTTCGTGCGAGGCACGCGCAAGAACGGTTGAGCTTCGCGCATGGCGAGAATGACGCGCTCGGTTTCAGGATAAATCGTCTGAATGCCGAGGTCATATTCGCCGAGCCAATAGCCCATGTTTTTCTTGTCGTTGTTGTAATTGCACGACACGCCCGTATTCGGGTCAACGGCGGTGAAGAAATCCGGGGATTTCCACGACCACTTGCCCATGAACGACCGCGCCAAGCCGAACTTCATATCCGGGTTGACGCTGGTGATGTCGCCGACGTAAATCGTCCGGGCTTCGCGATTGTAAACGTGGAACATGGCAATCGGCGCGTTCTTCCAGTCTGTCGAATAGACGGGCTTGATGCCGAATGTCGCGGGCACGTTTTGATACGCTTGGACTTGCTCAATCCAGATTGCGCCAGGCAACGAATTGCCGTTGAAATCCACGCCGTCGAGGTCGGCGCGGAAACGGAATCGCAACTGCTCCTTTTCCTCCTTGAACAGCCAGTCGCCGCAGCCCGACGTGACGCCGAAGCTGTAGAATGCGCCGCCTTTGGAGAAGTCAGCCGCAGAATACATCTGGGTCAAGGCCGGGTTGGCGTTCATCAAAGACCGGCGCGTGGTCGCGTCAACCGTGATGGAGAACTTGCCGCTGACGAGCCATTCCTTGTCGTGATACCCTTGAGCCGCCAAGTCCTCCTGCATGTTGGCCAGATATTCCATCGTCAACTTGCTGAGATTGGTGGCCAGCAACGCCGTGGTCGTGATGCCGATGGCTGACAGTTCCAAGTTGGCGTTCAGATTCACCATCAGCGTGTTTTGAGAGCCGACTTTGGATTGTCCTCGCGACACCGCGAACATGTTCGGCGTAATGTCAATGGCCACGGGATTGTTGTTGGAATCCTGCACGCCGCCGAGGAACAGGCCCGCCGCCTGAGCGATTGTGCCCGCCTTTTGCAAAACGAGCGTGCGAAGAAACCCGGAACAAATGTACTCGGGCAATTCCTGATAACCCGCCGCAATCTGGGCGAGCTTTTGGATGCCCTCCTCGATGGTGTTCAACTGGTCAATGCAAAACACCGGGGTCTGGTAATCCACTCGATACCGCTCGAATTTGATTTGGTCAACGCCGTGGGCGATGTAATTACGCTGCGTGGCGCACGGTGTCGAGAGGCACGGGTCAGCCGTGTATTGCGGCCAGAGATTCGGGTCGTTGGGCCGGGCGACGTACGTGCGCTCGTGGAAAAGCTGCGTGCCCATGAAGGACGGCCACGTTTCCGTCTTGTACATGCCGGTGTAGATGTACGTGATGGGCTTGCGGTCTTTCGCAATCTTTTTTACCCAATCGTAAGGCCTTGTACCTAAGAGACTGTTGAAAGCTTGGCATTGGCTGGAATTGAGCGGCACGATTAATCCTTTCCTTCTACGGTTAAATTGTTACTGGCGTTTTGGCCCATAATATTTCGCGTTTTTGCGTGTGCGTGTTTCGGGTGTTTCGCGGCGACGGGAATTTCCGCTACGTCGAAGTCTCCACTTGGAGGCGGGGGCTATCCGCTATAAGCCTCTGCGTTTGCGAACGCTTGATGTCCTACGAATGGAGCAATACGCAGTTTGCGTAAGTTTAGCTATTGAAAAAAGTCCTTGTGTCTGCTTGTGACCCGTGCTAGTGGTTTCCCAATGGCGTTCAGCGATGACCTGAGAAAGTGGCGCGGCAAGTTGCTTCAAAAAGAAGCGGCGGATGTTTTGAAAGTGCCACTGGACACCTACCGCGCATGGGAACACGGCCAGAGCGAGCCGTCAGAAGCCCCGAACAAGGCCGAGATTCTGAGGCGGATGACAGAGAATATTTCCCGTGCAACAAAATGAACACCTGCAAAACATGCAGATGGTGGAATGCCGACACTATTCCTGATACCGACCACAGAGTATGCAAACATCCGAAGATGGGTTGTGAATGGAAAGAAAAGGACACGCTCGCAAGTATTTGGGACGACATCCGAATTTTCACCGGCCCCGACTTCGGGTGCATCCATTACGAGGAAAAGAAATGAGGCTTAAATCCAAAATGGGTCGTCCTAGACTCGAAGCGAAAAACAAGCACACCTGTTATTTTGGGGTGTTTCTAAAACCGTCCGAAGCCCTAAATCTAAGAGCGGCTATCAAGCACTCAGGATTAAGAGAGTCGCAATATATTCGCAAATGTCTGGTCGATGCTGGACTTGGATTGTCGCTCGAATGGCTTATTAAACGAGACCCAACATCCAGAGCTGAGGATGCGGTTTGTTTTGGCGTGGACAAATGGATAAAACCGCCGTGGATACCGCCTTTGAGAGCGGGCACGTGGGTTAAACACATACGCAAATGACTTGCATTCATCACGAACCAAAATGACCAAGCTCCACATCTGTCTCGGTCGCAACGGAGATATTCTGAACATCCTTTCGTTTCTCTGGCACGACGCGCAAACCGGAGAAAAGCCGCGCCTCATGGTCGCCGCCGAATGCTCTCCGCTCATGGAAGGCGTGAGTTACGTGGACACCGTGATTTACAACGGGCCGCACTACGAGATTCTGAAAGCCATTGAGCAGGCGAAAGGCATGGCCGATGAAGTGATTGTGTGCCAGACCAAAGGCCCAAAGGAGGCGATGCCGGAACTGGCCAAGATGCACAAGGGCAAACGACCGGCCAGCAACTTTTGCAAGGAATCATGGCAGATGGCGGGGCGATTGCCGGAGTGGGGCAATCTTTACCCGCTGATATTCGACAAACGCGACAAGGAACGCGAGGCGCGGCTCGTTGACAAATACGGCTTCAAGAAAAAAGGCAGGCCGACAATTCTGCTGGCGATGAACAGCGTTTCCAGTCCGTTCCCGTATCCTGATTTGCTGAAATTGGTTGTCGAGACGGCGGGAGCGCGTTGTCAGGCCAGAGTCGTTGAAATCAAAAACGACGCCGAACGCATTCAAGACGTGATTGCGCTGTATGAGCAGAATGTTGTGTGCCTCGTGGCGATTGACTCCGCGCTGTTGCATCTGGCGTGGGCAGTCCCAAAGATGCCGGTGATTGCGCTGGCGCAGGACACGCCGACATATTGGCACGGGAGCGCGTGGAAACCCAACATGACATTTTATTGTCGGTATCACGATTTTCCGTCGAGAGCGGGTGCGATGGTGGAAAAGATTCGGCAACTGCGTGCGGGTGAAATCCTCGCGGACACAGCGATGCTCCAATGTTGGAGCGAATACGAGGCCAAACGCACGGAGAAACCGATTGGTGAAGGACTGGCATTCACGACCGGCATCTGTTCTCGAGACAGCGTGACGTTGAAACTGTCGGAAGCCCGCGTGCCGTATCTCAAGGATTGCCTGAACATGGCGATTCAAAAAGCGCATTCGGACGAAACGCTGATTGTACTGCATCGGCCAGACACGATGATTGACGTGAAGGAATTCACGGTAAAACCCCCGTTTTACTGCTATCGGATGTCGCTCCCAAACAACGAAAGGAAAGCAATAGCGGAGTTTAGTCCGATAGCAGACTTGTTTTGCGCCAGTCGCAGATGGTGGAAAAGCATCATGCCGGAAATACCCGACGTGTTGCTCACCCGAGATTTCGTTTGGAGTCAATGCTTGTGGGCCGCGTTCAAGAAATGCGAGGCGCGTGACGCCACTGGCATCTCGTTCAGGGTCAAGAAAGAACCAATACCGGGCACATTGGGCGCGGCGGGAAGATACAACCAGGCGCAATGCGCGGCGTATCTCAAGAGCAACCGCATTTATTCGCGTTACCCGAAAGTGACGGAGCAATGCGCGTCGGTAGTCATCAAAGGATTGCCGCCATTCGCCTATAACCCGTCGCTTCTGCGATGGAAGGACGGGTTTTTAATGACGTACCGTTATCACTTCGATGATACGCGCAACACCAAGCTCGGGATTGCGGAACTCGATTCGGGATTTGCCGTCTTGCGCCACGGCGCGATGCCGCTGACATCGGAAGCGCAGAGCTACGAGGATGCGCGACTGTTCTCGCTTCACGGCGAAGTCTGGTTTTCGTGGACGGAAGCAAAGGACGTGAACACAGCAAGCCCGACTTGCGTTGTCAAATACGCCCAACTTGAGGAAGTGCCGTTATACAAGAAGCAGCCCGAGCGATGGGTCATCAGCCGCGTGTACCAGATAGCAAGCGGTGCGAACGACTGGACGACGATGCAAAAGAACTGGGTGTTCTTCGAGTCCGACGAAAACCTGTTTTGCATCTATCGTTCGATACCGCTTTTGGTGGTCTGGCAGGTTCAAGGCGAGAAGGTGATTGCCGAGCATAACCAGCCGGGGGTGCAATGGCCGTATGGCGACATTCGCGGCGGCGGCGTCATCGCTATAGACGGAAAGCTCTTGCGCCTGTTTCACTCACCGTTGGACAATGACCCGTCCACGAACCGGCAACGGCGTTATTTCATTGGGGCGGCGGTGATGGAATACAAACCGCCGTTTACAACATTGGGCGTGACGAAACACCCGATTATTTACGGAAGCGAGATTGACAGCCTGAGTCCGGGAGAACGGAAATCCTGCAAACACTTCAAGCCGTCCGTGGCGATTCCCTACGGGTTGATTGACGACGGGGAGAGCGTGCTGGCGGCGATTGGCGTCAACGATTCGTCGTGTGTCGTGTCGAGAATTCCAAAGAGCAAATTACCTCTATGAGCGCACAAGGCGTCCACAAAATAACCGCCGAGTTCGAGGCCGAGCTTTGCCGGTACTTGAATGCTCCCTTTGCGGTCGCCGTGGATAATGCGAGCAACGCACTATTTTTGTGCCTGATGCGAGAAATCGCAACCGGCAGGCTGTCGAGAGGCGATGAGATTTGGATTCCACGACACACGTATGTATCCGTGCCATGCGAGATAATTCTTGCGGGCTTAAAAGTGCGCTGGCTTAACAAGCCGTCCCCCATGTTGACGGGAGAATACAAATTGAAGCCTTCCCGAGTGTGGGATTCGGCATTACGATTCACGTCGAACATGTGGCGATTGGGGCAACTTCAATGCGTTTCCTTCACCGGCCCTAATAAACACCTAAAACTTGGGAAGGGCGGAGCAATCCTTTGCGATTCTTCGGCTGACGCTGAATGGTTCAAACGCGCTCGCAACTCGGGACGCGGTGAATGCAGTTATCACGATGACACGTTCACCATGATTGGCCGCAACTGCTACATGCACCCGTCCGTGGCCGCGCTCGGGTTGCAACTCATGGGCCAATTTTATCATCTCGACGGGAGCAAAAAGCAGATGCCGGACATCAGCTTGCCGTATCCTGACCTTAGCAAATTTCCAATCTACACCCAATGAGCCAACTCGTCATCATAGGCAGCGGCGGTCACGCGGGCGTCGTGATTGACGCCATCAATTATTGGAATTATTGGAAAGATGGCCGCTACACGCCTCGCCTTGTAATCGTGGACGATACTTTAGAGCCGGGACAAATGCGGCACGGACGCATTGTTTCTCGCACCGGAAACATCACTTACCCTGACCTTTGTGAAGTGTTCATCGCAATTGGGGACAATGCGGTACGTGAGAGAATATCAGCAGAATGGTCATTCGTTTACACGAACGTAATTCATCCCAAATCGGATGTGAGGACTCCCATCCTCACTCGCGGCAACTACATCGGAGCGAACGCAGTCATAAATCCCGGTTGTCGCGTCGGCAATTTCTGCATTATCAACACCGGCGCGATTCTTGAACATGACAGCAGCATCGGGGATTTTTCATCGCTCGCACCCGGCGTCGTCACCGGCGGTCGGGTAAAGATTGGAGACAGGACGGCCATCGGTCTTGGCGCGATGATTCGGGACGGCGTGACCATTGGAAATAATTGCAGCATTGGCATGGGGGCGGTTGTGTTGGATGACATCCCGGACAATTCGACAGCGTGGGGGAATCCGGCAAGGATACAGAAATGAAAATCGGCAACTACAACATCCGCGCTTTCTGCGTCACCGTTCAGGAAATGCCTGAGCGCTGGGAGTTTATTTCAAAACACTTCAAAGATGTTGGATTCGAGTGCGAACCGTTTAACGGAATTAGCGCAGAAGCCTCAGGACTTCGCACGACTCACCCGTATGAGCGAGACGCCCCCGGCAGCGGTTGGAACATCGGAAAACGCCCCGTGGCGTGCTGGTTGTCGTTCTACATGCTTTGGAGCGCCCTCAATTTGCTGGACGACGAATATTTCCTCACAGTTGAATGGGATTGCAAAATGCCGACTTACTGGAAACAGCGCACCGAAGACGCGCTGCGAGACGTTCCAAGAGATTTCGACATGCTTCTGCTCGGGTCATGTTGCTGCAAAGACAGGCCCACGACTCACGTTGCCGGAAATGTCTATGAAGTGAAGTATCCCCAGTGTGGACATGCGACGATTATCGCCAAGAAAGCGTTGCCGACGATTCTGGCGACGCAGCGCAAAGTGTACGCCCCGCTCGATATTTCCTTGATGCTCCACACGATGCCGTTGCTCAAGGTTTACACCGTGCTCCCGCGCATCGCAGACCAATTTGACACTCAACTCCCTCAATGATATAACCACAATCACATGAATACTTCTGATTCCATTAACGAATTGTTTGAAGGCGGGATTCTCGGAATGAACATCGGCAGACCGCCAGCCGGTCAAGGCAGCGCAAAATATTTCATCAACGCCGGGCAGGGCGTCCCGACCGGTGACGTTGGAAATCACATGCAGATTCAGCATCAAGTCGTCGGCGAAAGCATCCCGGAATGCCTTGAGAAGCTGAGAAAGCAGGTCGAACAAGCCGCCGAACTCAAAACCGAACCCACGGGCATCATACGGATGCCGAACCCGAACGGAAGGGGATGACATGACCTCTGCGAAAAAACTCGTTTGGGCAAACAAAGAATTGCGGGAATGGTGGGTCGGGGTCGCCACTCATCCTTACTTCAATCAAGTGTGGGTGCTGGCCAAAGCCGATTTGTTCGACCAGGACATCCCGAACGAACAATTCAAGGGTGCGAAACTCATCATGGACACGTTGCAGGAATTCGCCGCGCCCGAAGGCGCATCAGCCGAAGTGCCGTCGCCGGGAATTGTCCATGTCCTGCCCAATCCGCGAGTAAAGAAAGAGAAAACCGTCGCAGCAACGGACTGATTTATGCCAGAAACCACACTCCAAGTTCCCGCATCGGCAACGCCTATGGGCGGCACGGTAACGACCGAAACCGCGTCACCGGCGCAAAATGCGCCCGGCTCATCCACGACCGATACATCCACGAACAAAGACGGCGGCATTGACGTTGGCGCATGGGACAAGCTCGTGGAACGCGAGGGCGGCAAACCCGATGCCGAGCCGGAAGCCAAGGCTGATAAACCGGCCTCAAAGGCGGCAGACAAACCCAAACCCGCCGAGGCGAAGAAACCGGAGTCCAAGAAACCAGAGGAAAAACCCAAGCTGGAGGATAAGGCCGAAACAAAACCAGAGGATAAGCCAGTCGAAAAAAAGGTGGGCGCACCCGGCGAACAAAACTGGCAGGCGGGCCCGAAACAACTCCGCGAGCGCAAGGAGCAGCTTGAGAAGGAGCTTGGCGAGTCCACCCAGACCATAAACGACCTCAAGACCAAAATTGCGGACTGGGAGAAACGCGGCAAGGATACCGAGGGCTTGCTGGCTCAACTCGACGCCGAGCGCAAGGAAAAGGAAGCGATTCTTGCCGAGAACCGGATGCTCAAGCAGGAATCATCGCCCGAATTCAAGGAGAAGTACGACAAGCCGTTTGAAAGGCAGGTTGCCTTTGCCCAAAACAACCTCGTCGGCCTGACCAAGCAGGACGGTTCGCCGTTCACTTGGGAAAAGGATTTTGTGAGCATGTACTCGATGCCGCCCGCCGCCGCGCACGCCGCCGCCGAGGAAATGCTTGGCCCGAAACAAGCCCAAATCGTGATGAACGAGATTCGGGACTTGAAGAAGCTGGACTTTGAGCGCAGCGCCGCCCTGCGTGCCGAGAAGGAACAATACGCGGAAAAGACAAAAGCTGACCAAGCCAAATCCGCCGAGGTCAAGGCCCGAGAACAGCAGCAGCAGGCCACGCAACGCAAGGCGCTGGAAGAAGCGTGGACAAAGGTGAATCAGGACTTGGAAGCCAGCGAAGATTACAAGACAGACCCGGGCGACAAGGAAATTATCGCGGCCCGTAACAAGGATTTGGCCATATTCGACAAACCCTCGAAGAACATCGAGGAAAAAATCGTCAAGGACGCCCATATCCGTCAGCGCGTCGGCTCGTGGGTCGTACAACGGATTCTCATTGGCCGATTACAGCAACAGCTTGCCGAACTCAAGGAACAGCTTGAGGACAAAGAACCGTTGCCGCCCAATGGCGGTCGTCATGCCGGGGGCGACCGCGTGAAACCGGAAGATGAACCGTTTGAGACGGCGGCGCTCAAAATCCGATAATGCTCAAGACGCTCCCCGACATCTCGTTTCCGATAACGAAATCGTCCATCAATCCTTTGATGGATTGCATTGTTCAACTCAACACCCAGGACGCCGGATTGCCGGAAGGGATGCAACGCGCGTTGGGCATCTATTTTCACACATACGATTTGTTCGTGAAAAGCAAGGGCCGCATCAATTATCTTGGACGCGACGGCAGGGAACGATTGAAACAGGACGCCTCGATGTTTGTTCAATCCCAAATCGTGACGCGCAATGGCGATTTAAGCGCCGCGCATCTGGCGATTGATTACTCCGACACCATCGTTCGATGCCGCGAAATGGGCATCACTCCGCTGACCGGGGATGTGGCGGCGTTAATTGCCGAATGCACAGACATGCAGGGCATGAGCGTGGAGATGGAAAAGCGGGTCGGCTTGCTGATGGACATGCTCGGAAAGAAGTCGGTGGTTTAACGCCGACGCTGAATCTTGGCCTGCATTATCGGTTTCCACAGTGCCTTTTCCTCCGGCGTTCCCGCGTCGTACACTTCTTGGGCGACATCCAGAGGCAGGCGGGAAAACGAGACAACGCGCGGGTCTTTCTTGGACGCGGCAATCAGGTCGTTAGCCTGTCTCCGGGTGAGCGAATGGTCGTTGACCATTTCTTCAATCTCTTTTCTGGCAGCATTCGGGTCGGTTTTTAACTTGTTCTTCTCTTGATAACGCAAGTCGGACTCCGCGGCTTCCTCTTTGGTTTTTGTGCCGCCGAAATGTTGCTTGTTGTATTCCGAAATCATCTGCATCGCTTTTGTGCGGGTGAGTTCCGCGGCGGCTGGCATGATGCCGGTAAAACTCTCGTACTTCGCCGACAGCCCCTTATCCATCCGATGCGAGTACTGTTGAAATGAAAACGGTTTGAATTGTGAAGCAACAAAGCGCAGTTCATCGCCAACCTGCTTCACAAGCGGGTCGTTTTTGTTTGCAATTTCAGTTCCGTAAAAATCCCTGTTCTTGGCCATGTTGCCGAGCATTTCGAGTATCGGCCCGGATTTGTTGACAACCATTTGTTCAAGTCTGGACAGCACCCCGGACGTTCCGAAATTGTTTCCCGCTTTCACAACAGGCAGAATGTCCTTCACGTAGGTTGGAAGAATCACGCGCTCTGTCGAACCGTCCGGCAGTGTCCTGCCGGTTTTCGGCATGAAATAATCCTTTAATTCATCCGGGCCTTTGCCGGTGTGGAGATATTGGTACATCGCTCCCAACGCCCCGACAACGATAGGAAGGGAAATCGCGTAGGCCATGCGATGCGTCACAGCTGGGTCGCCGGATTTGAGACGCGCGGCGAGTGTGGCCGTGTCCTTGATTGCGCCGCCAAGTTCCCGGACAGTCCCGAGATTCCATCCAAGAGAACGAGTCGCCAGCATCGCCGCGTCCTTGAGCGTTTTGTTCCAAAACAAATTGTCGTAAACCATCTGGCCCATGCGATTGTCCACCGAATCCCATATCTTGCCGAACACCTTGCGCTGCTGCTCAAGGTTCATCGTTGGATTCTTTTCCATTTCCATGCGGGCCATGTCCGCGAAGATGCCGAGCTTCATGCGCGGGACAACAACTTCCATCACGGGCTTGCTTGCGGCTTCAATCGCGGCGAATGGTGCGCGGAACGCCGCGCCGATGTGGTTGCCTTCGTGAAACGCTTTCCAGAACGATTCAATGGATGAATTCTTGTAATATTTGTCCATCGTGACACGCCCCCCGCCCTTGATAAGAGCGTCAACGATTCTGGCATAGTCGCCGCCAACCGTTCCCGGTTTGGTGTACTCGTTCAACACCTTGTTGCCGCGAATCAGGTTATCAACGGCTGGCCCGTGACCGGGGGCGGTGGACGCAATACCAGCCGATTTAGCGGCACCGCTAACATCACCACGAGACGCCTGTTCGATTGCCAACGCGAGCTTTGAGACGGCAGAATCAATCGCCGTGAATCTCAAATGATAGGCGGACAAGCCCAGTTGAAACTGATTAAGCACATTGCTGGCCGCGAGAACACCCCGAAACAAGGCGAACTTGCGGAGTCCGGGAGACAGGTAATTATTGATGATTCTGGCCGCGTCATCCGGGGCGTAATACGAGCCGCGTTTGGCCAACGACCCTTGCGCCGTCGTGCCCTCGTACACGTCGGCAATGCGGTCGTCAATCTTGGTGTAACCATCCGGCGTCGGCTCAGTGGCCCGAACAAACTTTGCCAGCCCCGCGTCCTTCATTTCGTTCAGGACTTTGTGGGCCATCACGTACCTGTCCATTTCGTGAAGTTTAAGGAGCGTTAATTCAACGGGATTTGTGGACACAGGTTTAAGCCCTGCCGCGATGCCGTCCGCCGTTGTCGGAATGGTTCGCTTTTTGAGAAATGATTTCGGGCCTTCAAACGGGCGTTTTCCAAAGATTCTTGCGAACAGATTGGAGGCGGCGTCGGGTTGTTCCCAAAGATGCGGGAAATAATTCTCAATCAGCTTTTCCAGTTTGCCAGTGCCGAGAGCGCGAACATCGGCCACGCGCTTGTTAAAGGCGTCACGCAATACCCGGCTGAGTTTATCCAAGTCCGGCGTGGCCTGCGCCCTATCGTTCTCCATGTTGTCAATGAACCTGAGATTGAAGGCTTGCGGCGATTTTTCAAACATCTTGCGAGCCTCATCCAGCTTGGCGCGTTCCTGAATGTCTTTTGCCTCCAACTCTCCGGCGCGATGGCGAAGGATTCCAGCGGTGGTTAGCGACTCTGCGCTTTTGTTTGGGGCGCGAAAAGCGGAGTTAAGTTCGGATGCGGATTCGGCAACGGCACTCGCGGCGGCTTTGATGGCGGGCAATGCGTCTTTTTCGGCGAACTCCTTTAGTCCGGGCACAATCGCCATTTGCAGTTGAGACGACGGATGAACGCCAGCATCGGACGGTGTCACGGTAGACGGCTTCGGTTGAACCTCTGTAATTTGAACATCTCCTTTTTGAGGAACGAACTTGCCTCCCTTGTCTTTCGTGCCAGATTCCACCTTGTCCACTTCCACGCCTTTAAATGGATTGAACTTCTTGAAGTCCGCAATGGATTGAACGGCTGATTTACCGTCTTTGGTCGTGACACGAATAAAAGTAGAGCCTTCCGGGGCTTTGACTGAAACCTTGTCAGAGGACGCTAATGCTTCCATGCCGGTTTTATCAACAGCAGGCGCAACAGGCGGCGTCTCGGCGGGTTTGTTTACCGGTTGGTCAACTATGGGTTTGGGTTCTTCCGGCAAATCGCTCGAATGCAGTTTACCCGGTTCTGTCGCTGTCGGCAGTCCGGTTTCTGTCGCCGCCGTCTGGCGCGTGATGAACTTGCCTTGCGCGTCCACAAACCCTTCCTGCGCCCCGGACGTATCCGGCTGGCCGTTGGCCTTTGCATTCGCGTAGGCGTCAACGTGGTCTTTGCCTGTGAACACCTTGCCGTTGACTTGAATCGCGGGTGTTACTTGGTTTTCTTGCGCTTCTTCCGTTTGCCTTCCTCGTGTTTCGCTTGGCGTTGCTCCCGGTACGCCGCCGCCAGCGCCACGTCCTGCGGATGGCCCGCCCGCATCATTTCCTTGACGTTGTGTTGGAACGCTTCCCGGCTGCTCGCTTTCAGTAGTGGCATTTGGTTCTCCTTTCGTTGTTGGTAAAACATCTCCCGTAATGGCGTGCGCTCCCGCCGTGGCGGCAATCGCCGTTCCGCCCAATAGATTGACGGCTTCATGCGCGGCATTGCCCCAATCTCCGGCTTTTACCGCCTTGACCAAAGGATTCGCGGAGTCAATCGCGCCTTTTGCTCCGAGCACGGCAAAGCCCGCGCTCAAGACGCGCTGCAAGGTCTTGGGCGCTTTCAGAACCAGCGTGCCAAGTCCGAGAAGGTTTTCGATTCCCTCGCCTTGCTCAATCGCGCCAGCGCCAGCCCCGGCGATGGCCTTCACGGGTTTGGTTTGAAGAAGTCTGCCAATGTCGGGCGAACCTTGATACGCAAAGTCTTGGTCTGCGTTACTGGGTTGGGCGACAAAACTTAGCACGTCTTTCGCCTGGTCAATCCCGCGTTGAACGGGCGGGACGAGCGACGTGAGCGGAGTCAACGCTGCCGCTTTCAGGTCTGAGCCGGTGTCTTTGAGGTTTTGGAGAAGTCTCGCGCCAGTCGCGGCGGGGGTATCTTCGTCCTCAAGCGGCGCGGTATCGTTCCATGCCGGTGATTCTATGGGAGAGGTTTCATCCCATGCGACCGGACTACTGGCTGGCGTCGTCGGCATACCTCAAGAACTTCTTGGTTGTGGCGTCGAAAATCGCCGTCCTGCCGTCTTTGGTTTTCCGGGCGACTTCATTATTGCCCGAGTCATTCGCGCCAGTAGCGGCAATTGTAGCCCCTTGTACAATCGGGCCTGCGCCAGACGGAGGCGAGGCGTTGCTCACGGACGGCAATCGGCTTTGTTGCTGTGCCATCCGCAGCGCATTCACGTAATTTGTGCCCGTGCCGGGAGGCGCGTTCGTGCCGAGCACGGAATTAATCACCGGGTCATTCAACGGAACACCTGTGAAACGAATGGTGTCGGCGGCAGTTGTTCCCGTCTGGCCGGGAGCGGGGAAATCGAGCTTGCCCATCGAGGTTCTGTCGCCCTTTTTGTTGGCGTTTTCCTCTGCCATCGCCTTCCAGACCGTGCTTTTGTCCGCGTGCGGATATTTGTCGAGGGCGGCTTTCGCGCCAACGTCAGGCAATGCTTCCAGAAAACCCGCCGTGTCCGTGTTGGTCATGTCGGTCAAGTCTTGCGCGGCTTTCTTTGCGGCTTCGGCATCCGTGATGCGCTGTTCCTGATTTTTGACTTGTTGCTGGCGATAATTCGCAAGGCTGGTTTGTTGGGCCATGCGAAGCGCGTTGACGGCCGCCGTCTGTTGGGCTTGTTGCTGCTGTTCTTGGGCGAGCGTTTGATAGGAAAGCGCCAGCCGATTTGCGGCCTCGTTTTCCTCATCGGTTTGCGACCGTGCGCGCGCGCCCGCCGCCGCCCCCGCGCTAATCGCGCCGAGCACGTCCGGGCCGTGAATCCAGTTCGGTTCAAAAGGCATAGGTCAGAACTGTTTATTGCAGAACACCGCTCCCCCGAACACCTGATTTATAGCCGGAAGCTGGTCGTCGGGTTGGCTGTCTTCGAGTTCCCGATTGAGGGATTCCACCGCGCCAGCCCACCATTGTTTTGATGCCTCGAAATTGTTCGATTCCTCCTGTTTCCACGCGAGCACGCCTTGTTTCAACGCGCCGATGTCGTTTATCAGCAGCAAATCGGTCGGGGCAGAAACAGGGATGAACCTGAGTTTGACCAGCGCAATGATGGTCTGGTTGCAACCGTTTTGATTATACCATCCGGTGTAACGGTCGCCTTCAAGCTGGTATCTCAAATAGCTCGGGTTGGTTTCGGAAGGCTCGTACACAGCCAAGTCAAACAGCACGTCGTTCACGGTGTCGTACGCGTACATCAAAAGGTTGCCCTGCGTCTTGGATTTCACAACGCGGTCAATGTGACTCACGAAATACGGATTGCTCGTGCTTCCGAACGGCACGTTGACGGAAATCGTTATGCCCTCGCTCCAAGTGCCGTCGCCGTTGTTGGTCGTCAACGGCTGATTATTGTTGTCCGTGCCAAACAAGGTCACGGTCGCGCCAATGTCTTCCTTGACCATCGGATAAATGCGTACGGCGCAGTTCGGCCCGTAAATGTCGTTATACGTCGGGGCTTTGTACTGCAACTTCATCATGCGCTCCCGACCGCACCACGAATCCCAGTCACGACGGCCCCAGGCACGATTGCCGAACATGAATTCGTACCACTGGGATTTGACGGGGATATTTTGTTTGCAATCGGCCAAACGCCGGACTTGCCCGACGTAACGCGGCCATGTGACGCAACCGTTCTTCATGCAAACCCGGACTGGCAGAAGTGTTCCGAACCAATCCCCGCGCTTCAACAGGCGCGGCACGACCTCGTTGATGATGGAAAAGAATTGGGGCGTGTTCGTGGGCACGCCAGAAGCCGTCTGGAAGGTGCTGGTTTGAATGTCGGCAACGGTGAGCATCAGTCAATTGGTAAATCGCTCGGGTAATCCGGGAGGAAATTTCCGTAGCCAGTCACGTTCGTTGGGTCGTACGGGGCTTCGTATCCCGGAGAGGATGACGGGTCTGGATAGGCGGGATTGGTGCTAAACGGATTCGTCGTTCCAGTGGGAGACGTGACCAAAGGATTTGCCGCAGATGAACTCGAAGCCGGATTGCCTATATTTGAACCGCCACCAGTGCCCCCTCCCGGACTTCGCATCGAGGATAGGTATTCATTGAACAACTGTTGAGCGTAATTCGCCGCTTGCGTCGGGTCTGGCGCGGCGTTGTTCACCGCGTTCTGTTGGGCAAGCCCAACTTGTGCGTTTGGCCCAAAGAGCGAATTGAGGTTGGACAATCCTTGCTGCTGTTGTTGCTCCGATGCGCCCGCAATGTTCCCAAAAAGCGAATTCCACGACAAACCGCTTCCGGGCATTCCGCTGTTGACTCCGTACGTCGCCGACGCATCTTGAAGTGCATTCAATGTTCCGGACGATAACGAACCTGAAAGCTGCGCGGCGATGTCCTGACCGGCTTGCGTGTCCAAATCGCTTATGTTCGGCAACGGCGAATTGACGTTGCCAGGGATGTAACCGAACGGATTCGAGCCTGACGTGGACGGCGGGTTAAGGCTGAAAGAAGTGGGCGACCCCGTTGATGGCGGAGTGGACGGAGAGCTTGGCCCGAATGTGCCGGGGAAAGGCAGCACCGTCGTTGTGTCTCCCAGAGAGAGGGTAGCCATAAGTTTAGTTGTGGTTTGTTTTCAAAGCGGTGTCAAGGAGAAGGTTGGCGACGGGTTTCCCACGTTATCGCCATACATGCCCGGAGCGTCGTAAAGGTAAATGCCTATCGGGCCGCCGTTGTGGGTAATATCCGTGTACGCGCCCGCATTGGCGGACTCTAGAAGCGCGGGAGTTGCGAACTCGGTGAGTGTCGCCGGAAAATAAACGTCGCCGCTGTTAAAGACGACGTGATAGCCGTAAGCGGGCGAATGGTTCAATGCCCAACCCTGACCCGCGCCGTATTGAATCGCGCCGTTGACATAGGCGATGCGATAGCGTCCCGCCGCATAACTGCCGCCGCTGTTGAAATACACGGTCGCACCGCTGAGAACATTGGGTGTGATATTGGCTGTGGCCGCGCTCACGTTCACCGTGTAAACGCGCTGGCCCGTGACGCCGTTGGGATTCGTTACCGTGACGCCAAACGTGTAAGACCCCGCCGTGGTGGGCGTTCCGCTCAATGTCGGCCCGCTGCTGGTCACGTATGTTCCCGACGTGAATGTAAGGCCGTCGGGGATGCCGCCTTGAAACACGGACAATTCCCAAAGGTTCGTAAATATGCCTGTGGCGAGAAATCCCGTCGCGGTCAATTGCTGGCTGAATGCCGCGCCGACTGTCATCGTGGATGGCAACGCACTGATGCAGATTTTCTGGATGCCTGCGGACTTGCACGCGGCTGCATTGGCATCGGCCTGCGCCTGTTGTGGCGTCAACGCCCAATAAAGGTTTGAATTGTCCGTGAAGGTGAATGGCGAACCGTCCGGGCATTTCACTGTGCAAGTTCCCGCCGCAGAATACATGACCACGCTTTGAATCGGGGAAGGCGTCGGCAGAGCGATGCCGCATTGAGCCTGATACACCGCGCATTGGGTGAGAAAAGACTGAATGATGGCCTGCAATTGCGCCGCCGTCGCGTTGGGCGGTCGTTGCGCTGTCAGGATATGGCCGCAACAATTGAAGTTGACGCTGAAAGCCGAGTTGCAATCCAGACCGACAGGACAGTTCTCCACGAACGGCAATGTCGGGTCAATCGTGAGGTTGTAGATAAACGGGTCGTCGGACGGACAATCAATCGGCGCGCCGCAACCCTGACAGCCGGGGGGTTGGGGCGGGATTATTCGTCCGCGCGGATTGTAGTTGGAAGGGACAAACCAAATGTCGTCCAGAATCTTTATTTGGTGAGAAATAAACGGGACGAAATATACGTCGTCACGGATATTGAACGCGCTTGGAGGCAAAAAAAACACGTCATCGGAGATGGTGATGTGCTGCGGCGGTTTGAAAAACACGTCATCGGAGATGGTGATGCTATTGCTCATCTTCGATTCCTTTCACGGCACGGCCGTCCTCGTAAATCCTGTATCCCACTCTGCCGGATGATGTTTTTATTCCAATGCGGTAGCAGACGCAATACGACGGTCGAGAGCTTGGCTCATCTGAGTAATCGCGGCGCATCGAACGACACCACACCAACTCTCCGGGAGATGTTGATACGGAAAGAGTCTTGTCAGTAAAGACTTTCCCCAGTTTGGGATTTACCGTGATGCTGTAATTCGTCGCCAAGAGGATGAATGAATCCAGTGAGGTTATTACAGCAAATAAATGGCTCGGAAGCAATCCACTCCCGCTTTCTGTCAATGGCCCGACTTTGGCCGTCCAACGAGGAAGAAATACGATTGCTCCATTGGCGTGAGTGGCTTCAAGATTCGTCATACTGAATCGTATATACGTTTTGTTTCCCTGAGCCTGACGCGGAGAAATACGGCGTGACGCTCGAATAACAGCAACATTGCATCACGAAATAATTCGAGTAATTCGGAGCTACGAGAGTTGGGGACGACGCGCTTGTGCCAATGGTTCCGTTGTGAAGATTCCCGATGTTGACGCTGGGAACGAAATTGCCTGTTGGAATAGACGCAAAACACTGCGCCCCTCCCGCCGTTGCGTTTCCGGTGAATGTCGTAGGGCTTCCCCCTGACATTCCGGTGAAGGAGAACGAGGTGCTGTTGGTAGGGGTTTGGAACGCGGAAATATAACTGTTAGCCCCGTCTCCCTCGTTGACCTGAGTTGGGGACGCGAACACGCCATAGTACGGAGCAACAGTTAATCCCGTGCCGTTGGTTATGCAGTTGGCGACACTCATCCACAACTTTATGTCGGTAATCTGGTTGCTTGTTCCCATGCTGGACACGTACGCGCGCTCCCATTTCTGCATCGAACCTGCAAATAACCCGGATGCGGGTATGACTACCGGATATGTGGCAGATACCATGTTCACGATGTCGGCATTTCCGAATGACAGTGTTGAAATAGCGTTTGTCGTGACGCCCGAACCTGCGACGCCGTTCGTTTCCGAAATCACTACCGTAGCTGGCGTGCTCATACATTATGTGGTTTGACAGATTGGCGCTGTTATCATTGGCGCAAACTTGGGTTGCGGCTGTTTCTCCGCTGAATAAAATGCCCCAATGAAAACACAGTGGCCTTGAATGATGTTTCGGGTTTGAAGTGTATAGAAATTTCGCATGGGCCGGTTCGTGGACGCATCGTAAGGTATTGGGCTTGGCTCGCCCAAACCCATCCTCGGTTGAAATCCGGGCTGACTGTCGCTGGCGTCGTTGCCAGCGCAGACGCTCCACGAGAACCAATCCGTCCAGCACGGGTATAAATCGGCCTTGTATTGGACTTGGAATATGACGGTCGCGCCCGGTTGAATTCCGTTAACCCATATTTCGCCATTGGACAAATACATGTACTGATGGTCGCGCTTGTCAATGCCGAACCGCATCGAGCCGCTGTCGAACTGCCACGTTATCGGAATGTCCTTTGTGCCGTCATTATCGTTGATGGACACGTTGCTGGTAAGAATCTCCCACAATTGAATGGCCCGATTGCCGCCCGTGAGGTTCAACACGAAAGCAAAACATCTGATGACATTGTTCACCTTTGGCCGCACGAGTTGTAACGTGTTTAACCCGCTCCACGCGCCGTCCCACACGCTCGGGGCTTTGCCGCGAATCGAGCTTAACGGGTCGAAATTGAGCGCAACGAATCCCTTGAAGTACACGCCCTGCTTGTCTTGCACCGGGCCGTAAGTGAGCACGTAACGATTGTCGAAATTAACCGCGCTTGCCCATGACAATAATCCGGGGTCATCCCCAGCGAGCGCCAGCGACACTTCAAATGAAATCGGCACGTTGCCCCAGACATCAAAGTCCTGCCTTGCAAGAATGAGCGAACCCGCTCCGTCCGGGCTTCGGAATATTGCGTCTCCATTGGCAAGCTGTGTGGAATTCTGGCCGGTTGCGCCCGAACCAATCAGGGATTCTGTGAGAATCGGATTGGTGAGGGTTTGCCACGTCAAACGGTCAACGGGTGCATTGCAGGAAAACACGGTGTCTTGCGTGAACACTTGGAGCGGGCCTTGCCCTAGAGATTGGTCGAGAATGGAGACGAATCGCATCGCCTGAATTGTGCTCCCGCTGCTCGGTATGGTGAAATTGCCGCCGCCAACGATGAACAGGTTCTCCGTGATGTTAATGATGGCATCCCGATAATCATTCGCCGCCGTGCCGGACGCGCCCCCGACCAAATCACCGGCAACAAATTGTTTGCCGTCCACCAGAGTCATCCAGATGCGACCCATGCCGTATGTGCCCATGCGTCCCGGTGGCAGTTGCGTTCCGCCGCCAGCCTTAAGCCACGACACGTCGTATCCATTGGCGAGATACCCGCCAAGCGGAGCAGAGGTGAGGTTGAGCAGTCCTACGTCAAGGCCGGAAATCGAAAGCACTTGGTAAGTTCCCGAGCCGAGAAATGTCACAATGTCGCCCACATCCAGATTGGTGACGCTGGTGAATACCACGGTGTTGCCTGAGCCTGAGCCGGTCGTGACCGCGCTGCCAATTGGCGGAATGGTAAACGCGCCGGAAGATGCGTCGGTTGTCGTGGCAACAACTGTGGGCTGTCCATAATCCGATTGAGTTGCTGTGCCAGCGTTGCCGTCGAATATCAGCGTGGGATTCAATCCGTCTGTGATGATGACGAAGTATTCGGCCTGCCATAACCACGCCTGCGGTTGGATTGGAATATCCGGGTTGTCCGTAATTGGAATCTGAACGCAAGTGATGACGTTGCCGACAATTGTGAATTGAAACAACTGGCTGGAAATGTAGGCGATGAGGGATGAAACGCCCGCATCAGACAGATAATCGCACGCGCCTTGAAAATAACCCTGTTCAACCGTGGCTTGAACGAGCGGGGATGAATAGGCAACGGTTCGCCTTTGGTACGCCGGTCTGTGTGTCGCAAATTTTCCCCGAACGGTGACGTTCAGGTTGTCCGCCATCGTTTGTGGCGGCAAATCGAGCGGCGAATCTCCTTGATTGACACCGCCGCCAAAACTTCCTAGCGCGTCATAAAGCGTTCCGGGTGTGAATGGCGTCGGCACATGATTACGCGATTTTCACCGCGAATATTTCGCATTGGGTGATTTGAATGCTGCCTGCGCTCGGTGTCGCCGCGATGGCCGCCCAAATCTGAATCACATCTCCCGCCGTCGCCACGTAAGCCACGGGCGGTATCGGGATAATGCCCGCCGTGTAGGTCAGGGTGGTGATGACGGCCACATTGAAGGAGGCGCTGGCGTTGGCCACGTCCGAAATCGTGTTGTTCGTGCAACGCAACTTCACGGTGACGAGTTCGTTGCTGCCAAATGTCGCCCCGTTGTAATCCAGACTCACCCTTGCATGAAGTTCGTACGTTCCCGCCGCTGCGAGCGTGATGGAAGGCGATGTCGTGCCCATTGCCACAAGTTGCGACACGGTGGTAAGGCTGTACGCTGTTCCGCTGCCGTATACGGACACAGTTGAAAGCGTGGCGGCTGGCCCTTGCGGGCCAATCGGGCCGGGCAATCCGTCTTGGCCAGCCGGGCCGGGGATATTGGTGACAACCGGCGTGGAACTGCAAGCGGGCAAACAGGGCGCTGGATATGGCATACGCTGTATCTAGTTGACTTTCCAAACCGTGAGTAGCATACGTGTGGGTGAGCGTCAAACAGAATCGCGCCATGCCATTCAACATCCAAACCACTCTTTCACGATACGGCGCGTCTTGGAAGCGTGCGGACTGGGATGATTTGGAGATTGAAAAAGAGTGCATCCGGCGCAACGGCTCTTGGAAGGGGGAACGCGGACAGCAATGCGGCGCGGGACTTTTTGCGCATTACGCCAACATGCAGAAAGTGCTTTGGCCGGAAGATTACACGAACAGATGGACGGAACTGGCCCTGCGCCGGATGGTCGAGGAGGAAATCGTCGTGTTCATGGGGTGCTCCGATTCTGGAAAAACTTACGGCATGTCTAAATTCGTGCTGTGCGATTACTGGTGTTTCCCGAATGACACGCTTTGGATTGTTTCGTCCACGGAATATCGCGGGGCGGAACTCAGGATTTGGGGCGCGATTAAGCGGCTGTTCAATCGGGCGAGAGAACGATTCCCCTACCTTGACGGAGTGCCGCTTGAGGGCGCAAAAGCCATCGCCACGGACAAGATTGATGACAACGGCGAAGTCGCCCGCACCATCCAGCGCGGCCTTGTGGTAGTGCCTTCCAAGAAAGGAAATCAGGCGGTCGGATTAAGCGCGTTCATCGGAGTGAAATCCCCGCGCCTGCGTCATGCCGGGGACGAGGTTTCCGTGATGGAACCGGGATTCCTGGACGCTTATTCCAACTGGTACGGCAAAGAGAATTTCAAGGGGATTATGTGCGGCAACCCGACGGATTTGGCAGACCCGCTCTGCCGCGCAGCGCAACCGCCCGGTGGATGGAGCACGTTCGTTGACACTGAAAAGACTCAGGAATGGCGTAGCCAGTTTTACGATGCGTGGGTTGTGGCGTTTGACGGCAGGGATTCGCCCAACCTTGATTACCCGGATTCCGAGCCGGTGCGATTCAAGGAATTCATCGGTCGCAAGAAAATAAACGGAGTCAAAAAGAGCGAGGGTGAGAATTCCCTGATTTATTACAGTCAGGTTGTGGGAAAGCCTTCACGCGGTCTGATATTCAACCGAGTGCTGACCGAGGCTGTGTGCATTGACGGTCTGGCGTTTGATGAAGCGGTTTGGGCAGGCTCGCCCCGCAAGAAGGTGTTCGCCATAGACCCGGCGTACGGCGGCGGGGACAGATGCGTGGCCGGATACATCGAGATAGGCAAAGGCCGGGACGACGAGGAAATCATTCGCGTGAATATTCCCGTTGTCGTTCCAATCAATCCCGCGTCAGTCATCGAACCGGAAGACCAGATTGCGCTTTACGTCAAGCAACAGTTGACGCTTGAAGGCATTCCCGCGTCGCAATGCTTCTATGATTCGTTCGGGCGCGGCACGGTCGGATACGCCTTCTCGAAGTTGTTCGGCGATTCGTGTCCTGTCCCGGTGGATTCCGGCGCGATGCCCACCGAACGTCCCGTGCGGTTTGATTTGTTCGCCGAGGAATTGGACTTGGATGGAAAGCAACGTCTCAAGACATGCCGTGAGCATTATTCAAAGTTCATAACCGAGATGTGGTTCAGCGTCCGCGAAACCATTCAAGGCAAACAAATGCGGGAGCTTCCAAAAGATGTGATGGAGGAAGGCTGTCTTCGCATTTACAAAATGGTCAAGGGCAACCGATACGAAGTCGAGTCCAAAGAGGACATGAAAGAGCGCATCCGAAAAAGCCCGGACTTGTTCGACTGGCTCGCCGTCGCGGTCGAGGGCGCTCGTCGCATTGGTTTCAAGATAAAACGCATCGGCGGCGATGTTGACAACAAAGAGGTAGAACCGGACTATTTTGAAACCGAAGCTCGGGAATATCAGGAAGCCATTCGCTCTGGCCTGTTAAAACACGTATGAGACTGCGAACCGCCGACATCGTTCCTCCCGGTGGATTTCCCTACTATCAGGGCGGCGCAAAGCCGTACAAGTTTCAGGCTGTGCCGGACGCCGTGACGCAGGCTCATGCCATCGCAAATTATCGTTCGGCAAACAATCTCGCTCGCTCGACATTCGAGGAATCGTACGCCGATTTGATTGCCTACACTTGCGTCAGGCTTGGAGGCAACACGCGGTTCTGCATTGATGACGGCGGCGTTGCGGCTGCGCCTGAGTTTTACTCGCATACAGCCAGTGATTGCAAAGGGTGCGGAGCGCCGGTCACATGAGTGTTTTGGATGAAATTCGCAACGACATTAACGGCGCGGCCATTCTCAATGACTGGTTGGGCGCGGGAGGTCATCCTGTCAGTCAAGAGACTTCTGACCATCGTTCGCTCGCCTGTGTTCGTGGCAATAACGGCGAGATATGCCGGGAGAACGTCGCTCCCAAATGGTGGGAAACGGCCAAAGGAAAAATTGCCGACGCGATTCGCTCCCAACTTGAACTCAAAAATAAATTGCGTATGACAACACCACTGGAATCCCATTTGTCCATGTGCAGGGTTTGCGGCTGTTGTTTGCCGTTAAAGGTGTTTGTCCCGATTCAACACATCAAGGCGCACACGCCGTCTGAAATGCTGGCTCGCTACCCGTCATTCTGCTGGCAGCGCAAAGAAATGGAGCAACATGCCTAACTGGTCGTCAGCCGAAAAAGTGATACAAACCATCCGCGCCGGGGATGACATTGCTTTTGTCCAATCCGAGAATCGCTCGAAGGTCATTCGCGCCGCCAATTGCGCCCCGCCGCTTGACGCCAAACTCGCCGAGAAAATCGGCCTCAAGATTAATGTCGAGTGGGGCGAACTCACCCAAAAGTTGCTCGATGCCCGCCGCCAGTTTTTGAGCGCGCACACGGGAAGCCAGTATTTTTTCACGGTCAAATTTCCCGATGGCCCGGACGATAAGCGCGACGACTGGGGCGCGTTCGTCACCGCGAAGGCGAACAAACCGTTGCGCGAGAGCATGGCGTTTTATCATCTGCACGATTATCGGTGGGCGAGCGTGTCCAATCACGGCATCGGGCCGTCCGAATGGAAAGACCCGTATTGCATCGTGCCGCGATTCGCCGCCTTGAACGATTTGAGAATCGCCACGGACACGCTCACGGACTTCTCAAATCTTGAATGGCTGGCCGTTCGCCGGTCGTACACATGGTTTGAATTGATCAATGCCGCCATCAATTCCAAAAAGGGAAATCGTTGGGATAAAAAAGCCGTGATGGAGATTCTGCGAAGATACAAGACGGCCAATTTCACGGACGCGCAGAACAATTACAACATGGAAACCGACATCGAAAAACTTGTCGGATTGACCAAGCAAAATGGAGGGTATTACGGCAACGACGCGCTCCCGTTGATTCCGCTCTGGCACTTTTATTTTCACGATGACACCGGCGAGAACGGGGAAAAAGGGTGGTACATGGTGGTTGTTCCTGAAAGCGAAACCATCCGTGGCGGCGCACCGGACGAGTTCCTGTGGAAATCGGACAAGCCCTACGCAGCTAAATTGGAACACTTTTTTCATTGTCAATTCGGCGATTTGAACAATGACCCGCCGTTCAAGTTCTCCGAGACTCGCGGGCTTGGGTTCATGCTGTTGGAACAGACGTATTGGAGGAACATCACGCGCTGCCGGATGCTTCAACATATCCACGACAACTTCAACATCTGGCTGAGGTCAACTGACCCCGTGGGCAAGGCAAGGGCCAGCATTCAGGAATTCGCCAACATGGCCGTGGTTCACCCCGGCCTGACCGTCATCCCTCAGGCCGAGCGCCATCAAGTCGAGGCTGACCTCGTGGAATACGGCATGGCGGACTTGAAGCAGTTGATTCAGGAATCTTCATCGGGATACACGCAGCAACAGGACACCGGCACGAGCAAGGAACAAACCGCTTTCGAGACGCGCGTGAAGATGGAGCAAACCAACGCCGTGCTTGGCAGCATCCTGCAAAAGAGTTTCAAATACGAGGCTCAGGTTCACCGGGAAATCATGCGCCGATTCTGCCTGCCCCGGTCGCAAGATTTGGACGCGCTGAAATTCCAACGCGCCTGCCGCCAATACAACATCCCCCGGCAGTTCCTAGATGTTGACTTGATGGAGATTGAGCCGGTGACGCCGCTTGGCATGGGCAACCCAACGCTTGCGCTCACGATGGCGCAGCAACTCATGTCCGCCAGGGGCGCGTATCCGGCAAAGGCGCAGATGGAGATTCTGCACCAATACACGCTGGTCGTCACGCAAGACCCGCGCAAGGCGGCACGGTGGGCGCCGGTCGAGGGCGCTCCGATGGAATCGGACGCGAAACGCGAAGCCATAGGCTTGTTCGGTACGCTGATGACCGGCGTTCCTGTTCCTCCCATGCAATCCAACTTCATTGACCAGATTGACGCTCTGATGCCGTTGCTTGCAGGCAAGGTCGTTCAGATTGAACAGCGCGACAACATGGCCGACCACGCCGAGGCGTCGGGATTGATGAACGTCGGCAATTACATCGCGCAGTGCATCAAAGGGCTTGCCGAAGACCCGGTGCAAAAGGCCCGCGTGAAGCAGTATTCGGATTCGCTTGGCAAGGTGATGAACCAAGTCAAGGGCGTCGGTCAACGCGGGGCGGAAGCCGCGCAGAAACAGGGCGGAAACAACGGAGACGACGCCAAGCTCGCCGTCGAATTGCGAAATAAAAAGGTCAAAGAAGATGCCAATGCGCGAAGCAAGGATGCAAAAACCGCGCAGTCCATTCATCACAAGGACATGGCGTTTCGTCAGAATCAGAAAATCAAGGACGCTGAGGCTTTTTCCGAGATTCAAAGAAAAAATATCGCGGCCAAAGTGGACGCTAACAACCGAACACATTCATTCGATGGAGAAGATTAAAACGGAATCGAAACCGACTCCAAGACACGAACTCATCGCCGATAAAAAGGCGATTCACGAGGAGTTGAAAAAAGACCGCGAGCGCAAAACTGTTCGCGTGAAATCGGAGTTGCCATAATGCCGGAAGGATGGACAGACGGGGACGACGAATCGTTACCTGACGAAATGGATGATGAATGAAAGAACCATCCGACGTAACCGCATTGATTGTGGATAACGACAGGGCATTGTTCCTGCCGCTGGCCGTGTACTTGGGTCAAATCGGGGCATTCAAGCGCGTGCTTTACCATTGCGGGCCGGATGGCTCGTTTCCAACCATCGGAGAGTGTTCGGTTGGCAAGGGATTTGAGGGCGTGGAGCGTTGCGACAGCCCGTTATCGGCAAAATCCGAGGTGGATTTGCTGATTTGTCCCGACATCAACACGAGCGACATTCAAAAGGACTTTGAAAATTCAGGAATCGCGGTCTGGGGGTCGGGTTACGGCGATGAATTGGAGAATCGGCGCATTTTATTCCACGAAACGCTCGATAAAATCGGCCTGTTGACGCCGCCGTACCATGTGTGCAAGGGGTTGCAGCAGCTTGTCGAGTATTTGAAGGATAAAAAGGACGTTTTCCTGAAAATATCGCGTTATCGCGGCTCTTGGGAGACGCGAAAGTTTCGCAACATGGATTTAGATTCGTCCGTTCTCCACATTTTCGCGCAACGCTTCGGCCCGATGGCCGACAAGGTTCGGGTCGTTGTCTGTGACAAGATTGAAACCGACTTGGAGCTTGGAGCCGATGCCTACAACGTCTCGGGGGCGTGGCCGGATTACATGTTGAACGGTTGGGAGTTGAAAGACCGGGCTTATTTATCGTCAATCACACGGCGTGAGGACATGCCGAAACAAATCATTGACATCACCGAGGCTGTTGCGCCGTTGCTGGCCAAGTACAATTACCGAAATTTCATCAGTTTTGAGGACAGGGTTGCCGGTGACAAACATTATTGGATTGACGCCACGCAACGGTTTTCCATTCCGGCAAGTCCGTCACAGTGCCGCGCGTGGAAAAATCTGCCGCTCATTCTTTGGCATGGCGCACACGGAGAATTGGTGCAGCCCGAGTCATCCTGCAAGTTCACTGCCGAATGTTTGATGACGATGAAATCCGAACCGCATTACTGGTCACAAACTGAGTTTGACGGGGAAACGATGAAACATGCCGCCATGCCGCATTGCTGCATCGTGGACGGTTTTGTCTCGTTCCCGCCAGGCGAACCAAAGGACGGTTCGGACATTGGCTGGCTGTGCGCCACCGGGGATACCATAGAGGAAGTCGTGGACACCATGAAAGGATTGGCCGACAATCTTCCTGACGGAGTGGATGCGGACACGGACAGCCTCGTGGATTTGCTTTCGGAAGTTTCAAAAGCGGAGGATGAAGGCATCGAGTTCTCCGAGCAAAACATTCCCGCGCCCGAAACCGCGTTAAATGTGTGATTGACAATCCTTCCTGATTGGCCGAACATTCTTCTTTCATGGCTCACATTTGGTGTGCCTTTGTCCGGGGTTGACGCCGCTCTTCGGGGCGGCGTTTTTGTTTTCACGGTCTTGTCAGTTTCTCGATGGTGCGGATAGAGTGATCGAGCTTTTCCGCGAGGTCAACGACGGCATCAGAGGCAATGCCGGGAGTCCGCCTGAGATATGCCTTGGCCTCTTTCTGCGCCTGTCGCGCCTCTTCCAGCGCGGCTATCAGCCGAATGTTCTGCTCAATGAGCGCGGACAGGGTGGGCGTGGGTTTAGGAGTCATATGAAATTGGGGTTAGCGTTTTTCGTAGATAGAGCGGGTGTTTCGGTGTCCAGTCCGCATTTAGTCCAAGATGATGCGGGATTATTTTATTTCTGCGCAGCATCTCGCAAACCAGAATGCCTCTCCCGTTAAAGTTACCTCCACGGCCCCATGCGCAAACCACAAGTGAAGCGTCAGTGGCAATTCTGGTTATGAAAGTGTCGTTCTCGTTTCCGATTGGGTCTTCGGTTGCCATCATCGCTTTTGGGTCTGTAGCCCGAAACGCGAACAAATTTGTCATGCACATCGCGCCGTATCCCCATGATTTAGCGAATGCGATGCAGCGGCGAATCGTCGGGTCGTCTTGTGTTTCGTCAGCAGTGGACGGATTGAGGCCGATGAACTGGACAAACCCTTCTTTCTGTTTATTTATTCCTTCCCAGATTAGGTCGCCACCAAATTCACGCCAAAGGGTGTAGCGATATTTGCGGTCAGCAGAGAAGACGATTTTGCGGTCGCTCATCGGTTCACTTTCTCTTTGGCTTTCCGTTTCCTTCGTTCATACTTCTCCGAGCACCCGCCGCAGACAGCGGTGCGCCTCACAAATTGTTCCGTCACAAACTCGCCCGGCTCATACTGCCGAACGATGGGCATTCCGCAGTTCACGCAGAAACAGTTGATGGTTTGGAGGGTCATGTGAACAATACCTCCTGTTGCAAGCGTCGGGCGGCGATTTCGCAGTACCGTTCCTCAATTTCGATGCCGATGGCTTTGCGGCCTAAATCCTTCGCTGCGCGGAGCGTTGTGCCGCTGCCCATGAACGGGTCAAGGATGGTCTGAGATTGATTGCTGCTCGCCAGAATCAGTTTATGAAACAACCATATCGGCTTTTCTGTCGGGTGTTCCGTGACGGATTCGGTCGGCCCCTTCCAAATAGCGGATTTGCAAAACTCGTTGAAGGGTGCTCCATTTCGTTTTGCAAAGACGCAAGCCTCAAGCCCAGATAGCCAGATAAATTGTCCGTTCATTGGCGAAGGATTTGTTTTCTCCCAAATACCAAGCCGTGTTGAAAATGCTCGTGCAACAAATCCAGCACGCAAAAGCGATACTTGTTCCGTGCCACACCAAACGTAAAAGCAGTCTGAATCGATGGACAATATTGCTTCGAGTTCGCCGCCTTTGATTTCGTCCGCAGACCCTTTGTCAAGGCAACGGAGCCCAGAGTCTTCTTGGTTCACTTCGCCATACGGTGGGTCTGTGAGAACCAAGTCCACCTTTGGCAGTGACGGCAGAATCTCGCGGCAATCGCCGTGATAAATCACAATCCCCCGACCGTCATCGTAGTAGGGTTTCATCTCACATCGCGCGGTTGAAGGTCATGGGAGATTCTGATTGCATCGTAGTCACGCAGCCACTCCATCAAAAATTAAATTGTTTGTCGAGCATTATTTTCTTGCTTGGCCGTTTTTGTTGTGGCCAAATGCGAGCCGTGACTACGATAAAACTCAAATCTTCAAAGCCGCCGCCCGACTTCCTTCGATGGAATCGTAGTCACGTACGGTTGGGCGTCGGCCTTGAGCATTTGGGGGAATCACCTTGCAACCGCGCCCTTATCAGCAGCTTTGTCTCGACAATATTGTAAAAGGATTCGATGAATTTGACCGCCAGCTTTTAGTGCTCCCGACTGGCGGTGGAAAGACCATCGTGTTTTCCTGGCTGGCCAAACTGTTCCTGCCGCGCCGCACCCTCATCCTCTGTCACCGTGAAGAACTGATTGACCAAGCCATAGCCAAACTCCACGCCTCGACCGGAATTGTTGCCGGAAAGGAGAAAGCGGAATTCGAGGCGTCCCGCCGTGACGACGTGGTCGTGGCCAGCGTGCAGACGATGATTCGCCGGTTTGACAAATGGCCCTCAGACCACTTTGGCTTGGTGGTGGCTGACGAAGCGCATCATGCCATTTCAGATTCTTGGCAGTCCGTCCTGAACCATTTCGTAAGCGCAAAGATTCTCGGCGTCACAGCCACTCCTGACCGGGGTGATAAGCGAAACCTTGGAAAATATTTTCAGAATGTCGCACACGAAGTTCCGTTGTTTGATTTAATCAATCAACAGTTTCTTTGTCCCATCGCCATCAAATCTGTTCCGTTGGAAATAAACCTGTCGGGGATAAAACAGGTGGCCGGTGATTATGATGCCAACGGTCTGGATTCCGCTCTTTCTCCTTATTTCGACAGCATTGCCGACGCCATTAAAACGCACGCCTCGGGACGCAAGGTTCTCGTGTTTTTGCCGCTTATTGCCACCTCCAAGGCGTTTACCGAGTGCTGTGTGAGGCGCGGAATCAATGCCGAGCATGTGGACGGATATTCGGATGACCGAAGAGACAAGCTCGACTGTTTTGCCAGACGCGAGTTCGAAGTGCTTTGTAACGCGATGCTGCTTACGGAGGGGTACGACGACCCGTCCATTGATTGTGTGGTCGTTCTTCGCCCCACCCGTTCGCGCTCGTTGTTCTCCCAAATGGTTGGACGCGGCACGCGCATATCGCCCGGAAAGCACAACCTGCTTCTTCTGGATTTTCTGTGGCTGCACGAAAAACATTCGTTGATAAAACCGGCGCATCTGATTGCCAAAACCGACGAGGAGGCGGACGCCATTTCCGCGATGGCCGAAGAGAAATCCGCCACGGGTTCACAGGACGATTTGGATTTGCAGGGGCTGGCTTCTGAATGTCAGGCCGAGCGCGAAAAGAAGCTCCGAGAAGAGCTTGCCCGAAAAGCCAAGCGCAAGTCCAAGGCGATTGATGCAATGGAATTTTTCCTGTCCGTTCATCAGCCCGATTTGGCTGCTTACGAGCCGGAAATGGAATGGGAATCCTCCCCCCTATCTCCGAAGCAGGCGGAAGTGCTGGAAAAAATCGGCATTGATGTTGAAACCATCACCTGCAAGGGGCACGCTTCAAAAATCATCAGCACTCTTTTTGAGCGTCGAAAAATGAATCTCGCCACCCCCGCCCAAGTGAAGTGGCTTGTCCGGTTCAAGCATCCGTCGCCGCACACGGCATCCTTTTCTGAAGCGAGCATTTTTCTTGACCAACATTTTGGAAAACGATGAGCGCCAATAACGGACACCGAAAAGCCAAGGCGCAATTCTCAACCGTTGCCGCGAACGGAGATTTGCTTCCTCCTCACTCCATACCGGACGAAATGGGGCTGCTTGGTTCCATCCTGCTGGCGCCGGAGATTCTTGACGCCGTGCGGCGAGAGGGGGTCATTGGCCCGTGGTTTTATGATTTGCGCCACGCGCTCTGGTTCAATCTGCTTTCCAACATGCAGTCCAAAAGCGAGGGAATTGATGCCGTTACTGTCGCCGGCAGAATATCCAGTTCCTCCCAACGCTCTGAATTCGGCGACCCTCATTACTTCTTTGACCTGCAAAACGCATCCCCTTCCGCACATAACTGGTCTTATTATATCCCCAAGTTGCGCTCTTGCTACGTTCGGCGCAGAACCCTGCAAGCGCTCGCTTCCGCAACCGAGATTGCCTTGGACGAAAGTCGGTCATCGCAATCTTTGCTCGCGGACTTGGCGGCGTCGGTTGAGGCCATATCCAAATCTCCCCAAACCCTTCCCGCCATCGAGGACGGGTGCGCTTTCGTTGACACCGACATCGAGTTGCCGGTTGAAATCGTCAAGGGGCTGCTCCATGTCGGCCTGAAATTCAGCCTCGGCGGCGGGTCAAAGACCTGCAAATCCTGGGTGTTGCTCGACCTCGCCATTTCGCTCGCAACCGGCGCGGATTGGCTTGGTCTTCAAACTGTCCGTTCCAAGGTTCTGTTCGTAAACCTCGAAATACCGCGCCCATTCTTCCGCAAACGGATGGCCAAAATATGCAAGGTGAAGGACGTTTCCCTTGAACCTGGATGGCTCGACGTTTGGAATCTGCGCGGCATGGAAGCCTCTGCCGATATTCTCCTGCCAAAAATCATCGAGCGCGCCCGAGATTCCGCTTACTCCCTCATCATCCTAGACCCAATCTACAAAACTTACGGCAATCTCAAGGAAAACGCCGCCGAGGATATGACACAACTCATGGCGCGATTCGAACGTCTTTCCCACGAAACCCATGCCGCCGTAGGCTTCGCCGCCCACTTTTCAAAAGGTAACCAAGCCCAAAAGGATGCCCTCGACCGCATCTCGGGCTCGGGCGTCTTCGCCCGCGACCCAGACACCTGCATCACCATGACCGCCCTCGAAAAAGACGCCACGTTCGCCTTCGAAGCCAACGGACTCCGCAATCTCCCGCCATTCAAACCGTTCGGCATAAAATGGCAATACCCCCTCATGCGCCGTGACGATTCCATAGACCCTTCCAAACTCAAAAAACCAGGAGGTAAACCAAAAGCCTACGACGAAGCAAAAATCACCTCCCTGCTCTCCGAAAAACCCCTCACCACCGTTGAATGGCAAAAACTTACGTTCTCAGAACTCGGCTATTCCCGCGCCAGTTTCTACCGCAGTATCAGAGACATTGAATCTTCCGGCTTCGCTTCCAAGTCCAAGTCAGACGAAACATGGCATCTCAACCCAAAGTTCAACCAGCCTCCTGCCTACCCGGAAATGCCAGATTAACCAACGTTTCTCATACTGTTGCCCCATGCCTTTCTTTCAGACTCCCTCTTAGTCTCAATTGGTCTGATACCGAAGGTGAGACGGAAGGTTCAGTAGTCTCATTTCCTTATAGGAATGAGACACTGATACCAACCTTCCGAATCAGACCCTTGGTATCAGTTCAGAATTGGGAAATTTAAGAAGCCAAAATCCCGTCCAAAAACTTCCCAAAATTTATCTCCGGCGTAAGTGGGCCATCACCACCACCAAATCCGAATCCGCTCGTTCAAATACAACGCCACGGGAAAACTCTCAGGCTTCCTGCCATCAGCCCAATTCCCCACCATGCCCCAATCCCAATCGCTCGGAAAGTAAACCGTCTCCCCAAATCTATCCAAAAATCCGTTCATCTCTCGATTATCCAAAAACACGCGGAAAAGTCAAAACATTCCAAAATTTAACCCCAACGTGAGAGGGGGCTATACGGATGGCCGCCCGGCCCGTTCCCCCTCCCCCTCCCTACCCCGTGGGGACGGTCTGGCCGTAAAGAAGATTCCTTTGAGCCTTCCGACGCGCCAGCGGTCATCGTAGAGCGATTGCGGGCCATCGTGGTGCGTTCTCGCTCGGCTCGTCTGCGCTCGCACCATCGCAGCGCGTGGAGCAGACGGGCAGGACAACGGCCGACATAACTTAGTAAGATATTGGTAATCATGTGGTTAACTAATTATGTTCGCACAAGAAGGATTATATTCAGTTGTTGATTGACAACATGTTAGGCTATTTCGGCGGCTCTCGCGGCTCGACCGGCGCACCTCGTCCGCGCTCCTTCGGTTGGGATGGCTTGAGCGTGCCTTCGCCGGGAATTCCAGCGTAACGCCAAAGGGCCGCTTCGAGCTTGGCCAGCGTGCTAGCTTCTTGATGCCTGTCTTTGGGGTCTTTCAACGTCGCTAGGTTCTCCCTTGAGGCCTTGCACAGGGCTTTGTACGCGTGCACTAGGCCTTCCCGCTCCTTGTCGGACAGGTAGAGGGCTTGAGCAATTGTAGGAGCATCGGCGGGTTTACTAGGCAAAATGTTCCTAGTTGTGGTCTTGGCTTGTTCCCGCTTTGCTCTGCGGGCTTCGCCAGACTTCCGGCCAAGCTCAACAGCATTTGAACGTGTGATGAATGGGTGATAGGTGGGTTGTTCATCTGGTGTCGGACTATCAGGAACAGTGGATTGAACAACGTAAGGCGGGCTTTGATCTGTTAGGACGGCGGCATCCATTCGCTAGGCAAATTATGCCTACTCACTGGGAAAGCAAGTACAAAATAAAAGCCGCGTGGTTAGCGCGGCGTGATGGGTTTGGACCAACGCTAGTTATTTTCCGGTGTCTTACCCCAAGCATGAGCGACGTAGGCTTGGGCTACAGCCTTGAAATAATCTCGGACGGTTTGGAATAGTGACTCATTCCCGCTTGCGGTGATGGTCTTGCCGCCGATGACCATCGGCGCGGCGTCAATGCTCCTGGCGAAGCGGATGAACTTTGAAATGGTCATGCGCTCGCAAGCGAAGAGCTTGCCCGAGACAATGACTGTCACGCGGAATTCCCGGAGTTTGGGCAGGAATACCGCCTTGAATTCGATGGGAATATTTTTCTTCACTTTCTTTCCCCTCCTGTGGCTTTGGTGAGCGCGGCGTCAACCGGGAGCAGCGCACATCCGGCGAACATTTCGAGCGATGTTCGGTCGGCCATGTTAATACGCTTTTTTGACATTGCCATTTGCCGAATGTCCTCCAAGGCCGCTTCAGCATTTTGCAACGCCCTGACAAGCTCCTCATGGCAGTTCACGGCGCGGACGATGAATGCGGCGTTGGCCGTCACCGTTTCATTGTCCGTTAAGTGTTCGCTATCGAGGTAGCTAAACACCGGCCCAGGCGAGACGTGGCCGAATGCGAGCTTGCAGATAACGCGGGCATCTGGTGTTCCGACCGCGCCGACTATTTCATTACCTTCCTGCTTCCACGGAGTCTTAGTGTGTGTGTTCATGTTCGGTGCGGGGTTGGGTAACTTCCCATTATTGAACGCGGTCGCCACTGCCTGAGCCTCGGCGCGAGTTGCGAACCATTTCGTATTTCGGTCGCCGGGGAACAGCACGCAGAACTTGTGCTTGTTCACCTGAACAGGGCTGTAATTCGGGGCACGAGACTCCATCACCTTTGCCAGCCCGAACATGCTCACCGGCAAGTCGGATTTGTGTGATTCAGCCTCTTCGAGTGCTGTTTGTGATAATGTCGTCATAATCTTTTTTTGGTTTGTTGTCATTGACGGGTGAAGGGTAGCAAGGGACATGCCATGCGTTACTTTGCTAGAGATTCCACTTTTGAGACAGTTACTCAGGCCGAAAAGTGTCCACATTCGCACTTTGCATGTCTCAAAACGAGGCACATAAAACCCCTATAAACATTGGTCGAAATGGCTATGTTCCAAATATGGACAGTTTTTGTCTCATAGGTGGACACTCTATGTTTTAGACAATGTGTGATTCATTGACGTTTTAGGATTGGCACGGGAAACGCTTATTGGGTGACATGACTTCTACAAATGAATTCACGATGGGAAAAGCACTTGAGATTCAGAAGATGAATCTTGAGCAATGGGCAACCGTTCTTCGTCCCGAGATTCAATTTCGGCTTGAGCACCAAGCCGCGAAGATGAATGCGATGCTGCGCGATTGCGAAACTGGAAGCGAAAACCCTTACAACGTCTGGCGCGGCCAAGACATGACCGACTGGGTTTTGACGCGAGCCTCGGAGCTTGCTCGATAATCCCCCAACCCCCAAACGAAAGGTAACAAACGAAAACAACATCTTTAATCAGCATTGGCGACGTAATTGTCGTCTCTGGGCCAGTTAAAAACGGCAATCCCTATCATCCGGGCAATAGAACCCTCTCTGGCGAATCCCGGCGCAGGGCGCTAGGCGGATTCAAGCACGGCCAGAACTTCTCATATCTCACGTTTTGGCACGCCCCAGCCAGCGGCGGGGCGGCTCATCTGGAAAGCCCAAACAGCATTAATTGGGAAACGAGCGGAATCAACTAACCCCAACCCAGAAAGGACAAATGAACACCGAATATCCCGAACTTGAAGCCGCGATTGAAGCCGCAAGAGACGCGCTAAACAGTGCCGCAGAGCCGTGGCAACACAAACGAGAACAACTCGAAGCCGAAGAGAAGGCCGCGCTCGCTCCATTGCGAAGCGCATACGAATCCGCCACAGACCGATTGCAGGCCGCTAAGACTGCCGCACATGTCGCACGACGGAAAGCCGTATTCGACCAATGCCTGAACTCAATCCCGGATGCCGCGACGTTCGGCTGGTTCGCCTGTTGGTGCAAAGGGTATCACGACAATGCGTTCCACAACTTTAGCCCGTCCAATGCCGCCCAGATTCAAACACCGAAAGTGCCGGGACTTACACTGCTCGGGCTAGTCGAGGGCACTTTCTCGGGGGCTACCAAATTCTATGGCGCGTGGTCTGACAAGACACATAAGCTCGTCGGGCTGCTTTCGATTGAACCTGCCAAGCATCCAGGTGATTCCACGGACGGTTACGCAACAGTGAACGGCAAGCCGGTTAAATTCGAGTCAGACCCGTGGACGGGCAAGAAGCGGCCATTCAAGACGTGGATTGCCCATCTGCGAACCATCTAGGAATATTGAACCAACGAAAGGACACATTATGCATTATCAGAAATCGAAAATCAGCTGGGCTACTGCTCGCGGCACGCATACACTCATAGTGCCTGACGTGTCGGCGTCCGCCGGTGTTGACTGGGCGAAGGAAAACGGTTATACAACGCCGCAACCCCGTGTCGCCGTTAGGTTCAGCGCGGATTCTGTGCGTCACCCTCACCATTTGCATTTCCAAGCTACGGTCGAAGAATGGGAGGCATTCGCGAACGACCTGCTGAAAAGCGTGGCTCGGTCACGCGAGATGGCAGCGCAAATGGCAGAGGAAATCAAGGGGAGGGCCGTATGAGCATTTTACTTGCGTTCTTCGCCGCGATTATCGCAGCAATGTATTGCGGTCTGATGATGTTCGGGATTACTCGCCCCCGCCATGATTGCCCGCGCTGGTCGTACGCAGTGCATCTTTTCATTGCTGGCGCGATTATCATCTTTTGCGTCTGGTATCTCGGAGGACAACACCCATGAAATCCCTATTCTACCGCGTGCTCTTTTGGCTGACGCACGATGTCCGGTGTTCCTGGTGTCGGGCGGTGCTGCACAAAGCGCCTCTATACAACGGCAAGGTGAGCCATGGCATCTGCCGAAAGTGCCTGACTGAATTGCAATCGAACCTGAACTACGATTAGACAACCCCAAACAAGAAAGGAAATAGTATGAGTCATGCAACAGTATTGGTAGCCGTGCCGCCTGATGGCGACATGGAAGAACATGTGTCCGCCGCAATGCGGCCATTCGATGAAAACGGCGAATGGTTCTCTGACGGTAGCCGCTGGGATTGGTTCACGATTGGCGGTCGCTGGAACAATTACATGTTCCCCGGAAACATCATCCAAGTGAAGAACATTGCGCCAAATCAGTTTATCGAGCGCAAACGCCAGCGCGCCGAGGAAACTTGGGCCGAGATGCAGAAGGAAGATGACAAGCGACTGCTCAAGCTCATTTACGGCTTCGATGAGAAGGCCACGAAGGAAGACGTGTTGAACGATGCGTTGCGCTCATGGTTTCCCACGCATTACGCGTTCCTGCATGAAAAGAAATGGCATGAGCGTTCGCGCATGGGTTGGTTCGGATGTGATGCCAAGACGGAATGCGAAATTCGCGGCGACAATCCAAAGGTGGCCCGATGCAAGGCCGCATCCAAGAACGCGCCAGAGGCTTACATCGTATCCTGGGGAGATGATTCAGCGTCGTGGGACTTGAAGTTTTACAATCGCTTTATCCAGCCGTTGCCGCCGGAAACCGTGCTTGTGACTGTTGACTATCACGTTTGACCGAGCCACCCGTCCTTCTGTGTGATGCCTGCCCCTCACCGGGCAGGCTTTTTTGTTTCCAGCCGCGTGACGAGCGCATCGAGCTTCGGGTCAACCGAGCGCAATTCTGCGAGGCGAGATATGCCAAAGCTGACCGCTCCGTGCGTGCAGTTGAACGCTCTGCCGATGACTTCCATCGTCAGCCCGCGTTGCCACATGAGATGCGCGGCGATTCTCCTTGCATCGGATACAATCACTGTGCGTGACCGGCCCATGATGTCGCTGACGCTGACGCCGGTTGCTTCGCTTACGGCCAGGATTTCGGGTGGGATGGTCACGAAAGTTTGGCGAGGGCTTCTTTGGCTATGTTACGCATGTAATCAGACTTTCCTCTGTCGAGTGAAAGTGGATTTGGGGCTATGATTATCTCAAATGCCCCCCTCGCCACCCGCATTTGTTCCTTTAGCCGTGCACGCTCGCTCTTTGCTGCGGCGAGTTCCTTCTCTGTCGCCTCCTTTTGCTCAAGGAAGGTTTTGGCGGCGGTGGGTAGGTTGGCGATGGCGTTATCTGCGGCTACGTTGAACTTTGTCAATTGTTTGGCTAAATCCGTCGGGCAATGCGCTTTGATTTTGCCCCACGAAATATAATCAATTCCAGAACAAAAATGTTTCAACTCCTCCACCATCACCGCGATTTGAGCGTGGGCTGAGGCGAGTTCGGATGCGAGGCGGTCGCGGTCGGATGTAATAACAACAAGCCGTTCATGCAATGATTGGAAAGCGACATCCGCAACTCTAATTTGTTCACGCAGCATTCGCGGGTCTTCCTCTTTCCACTTCTCCAACTCCCTCACCCGCTCATTCAACTGCTGCCTTGCGGTGGCGAGTTGGGTGAGATGCTTCTTTGCTGCAAAACGATAGTTATATCTGATTTCATCAGAAAGCGTGTTAAACGCGGCCATACTCAAACCGGATAAGTAAAGAGCGGTCGCTTCAATCTCATAATGAGTCATCTGCGTCGGCTGCGGCTCGGGTGCGGGGGAATCATTTGCATTCGGTTGGTTCATAAATCACGGATACGGGTTTTCGTAGGGATCGTCAGTGCGGCGTTTGATGCGGTCGTAAGCCTCTCTTGCTGAATGTTGAACCGAGCTGTAACCGCAGCCGTCGTAACTCTGTTCGCGGCTTCGCACCTGTTCGCCATCGTAAATAGAGTTGTCATCAAGCGATTGACGCAAATCGTCAGCATCACAGTAACGGCCTTGTCGTTCCATTTCACGGATTATATCTCTGTATTTCATTTGGTTTGGCCTTTCTCTTTTTCCCACGCCGTGATTTGTTCGGAAGTGCATTTTGAGCGAGCGCGGCGGTATTCGCAGCCATCGTAGAAATAACCATCCTCGTCCACTATCATCCATGCGGCAGCAATAAAGCAAAACTCATCCGTCTCCTGCTTCGGCATCATCAGGTCTGCCAGCGGAGTGCCGCCTTGAAAGACTATGTATGGGTCATTCATAAATTATCCAGTGCAGTAACCTGAATCGCATCCGCCGCCCGGCTCCAGTTTTGCTTTCTTTGGTGGGACTCTTTTAGCCCATTCCACAACGGCGTCAATTCCTTCCGGGCGTCCCTTTTTGCGGAATGGATGAAACATGAACTTGTTAGAGAAATCTCTTTCCCTATTCAAATCGCTAAGCATTTTCTCGCGCTGACGGATGTCAGCCTTGTCGTCCTCGTCCCATGTTTTTATGTCGGTGCTGTTAGCTAGCACGCAGCGGCATTCACGGCTGCGATGTGGCAGCGGTTTGTATCCGGCGCGGGCAAGGAGTTCGTTTCTGTCTTGTTCGGTATGCAGCACAAGCGGCGACCATTGTGCCCGGCCTTCGTTGGTTGAATCGCTTTCAACATATTCCGGCCAGTTGGCTCGGTCGGCGGATTCCTCACGGCGCACGCCGCAAACCATTTCAGATAGTCCGTCGGGATCATTCCACGACAGCCAGTGCATGGTTGGAATTATTTTCGCCTCTTGCGTGCAGAACCGTCGCATCTTATCCGGCCAAACATTGTGAGCGACCAACATTGCATCCCAATCAAAACGCGCTGTTCTGCACGGAATGAATCCGCACCTTTCCGCGAATCGTTCGCCCGCTGGCACTCTCAGTTCAATCCACCATTTTGCAGCCCAACCCGTGTCGTTGAATAGCACAACAACTTTACCAAGCGGATGATTTTGGTTGTATTCGTGAAGGTACTGGAGCAGCGCAATCGAATCATTCCCATAGGAGCATTTGACGACATAGTCGGGCCGCAGCGCTTGGCCATCAAAATCAAAAGATGTTGGAATGGCGCTCATCACTTCCTCCCCTTTCGCTTGCGGCCAGCATTCTCGCGTTCGAACTGTTTCATTAGAGCCTCAATGGTATTGTAAAGCGTGACGGCCTGCTGCGCCATCTGGATTCGTGGAGCCTTGGGCGGCGGCTCTGTGCGCCTTTGGTTTCGGAGTGCGCGGAGAAAATCTAATCGCACAGCGCGTTTAGATTCTGACGGGCAATCGTCAAGCGGCACGCACGCATCGCATTTTGTGCAATAAACGACCATATCGCCGTTGACAACGTCTATTGCAAGCTCGCGGTGCGGACACCTTGGAATCTTCGGTTTCATGTCGCTCATTTGGGTTTTGGGGTAGGTCTTTTCGCAATAATCTCTAAACATTTTGGACAAGTGACAGCATCGTCTCTTAATACCCATGTGGCCCGACGCAGGTCAATGCGCCGAGGAGGGTCAAAACAGAGCGCGGATACCGCTCCGTCAGAGCGCACCTTTGACGCCCGATGAATTATCTTGCTCACTTCCCACTCCGTTTCTTGAGCAGGGCGCGGAGTTTTTCGGAGAATTTTTGATAATCCAAAGCCCTTACATCGAATACTGCGGCCATAGATGACAGACATCTCGTACGATATTGCGTTGCTAATTCTAGCCATATTTTAGCTCTGTCCTCATATTGAGCGGCGAGCTTCTCCAATTCCTGCCGCAGCGTTGGTTTCATTTGGCGGGAGGGGTTACAGGTTCTTGTTGCAAGGCATCACGAAGTCCATCCGTCGCGTGGTCTAGCGCGTCGTATATCGGGTCGTCGGAGTCTCCCCGTATGCGTTCGTCAATCACGCGGTCTAGCGCTTCGATGTACGCCTGCAAGGCATTGTTTGTGTCGTTGGTCATCTTATCATTTCTTGGCGTCGAGCCACGATTGTTTTGTCTGGCAGGTGCGTTCAGTCTTTCGGCCAATCGTTTCTTCGTCTAGTAAATCCAACAGCGCATCCCCTGCCTTTTCCAGCCGGTCAATGCGGGATTGGAGCGCGGCGATGCCATCCGCGATTGATTCTGGCCCGGTCGTGAACATGGCCAGCAACATCTCGTCGTGGGTTTCCATCGCGTAAATCTGGGCGCGAAGTGTATCATTCTGCGCGGCAAGACCCGCAATGGCAGATTCGGCTTCCGCGAGATTTGGGTAAATACGGTATGGCATAGCTATGTCTGAATCCTTTCGATTCTCACGACCGTCCCCTCGCGTCCGCTGGTTTGGCACTGGGCGTATTCCCAAGCGATTCGGTCGTCCCGGTCGTCCATTCCGAGCCATGCGGCGATAGAATCTCGCAGCGACTTGCACCCGCCGGAATAATTTTCCGAATCGAGGATTCGGGAACGAAGGCCGATGATTGCAATCCGTAGTTGGATACCGCCTGTAGCCAGGCGCTGCCTGCTTCTTTGCGGCGACGGCTCGCCCCGCTCCAATGGCCGCGTTGCTTGTTCAACGACGTGGCTTTGAAGTTTACCCAGACCAGGCACACGGGAGGGGTGACACCATTCGCCACGGTGGAAAATCCAGCTTGCGGGGACTTGGGGCGGGCGCTCATTCATTTGGCCTCTCGGTTAAGCGTTTAAATTCCAGAACCCAAACCCATTTATTTTTGTCGCGCTCCCACGAGCCTTTGCCGTGGATGGACTCCCAAAGTTTGTGATAGCCGTTTTTGTATTTGTGATGTGAGCCTTCGTCATACTGGTGCTCAACCCTTTCAGCGATGGAACACTCCCATGATGCGTCCAGCGGTTCACACCCTTCCGTCCTCGCATCTTCCTCGCTTATGTCCTGCAACCGCTCCACGCGCACGCCGGTAATTTCCAGCGTGATGCGCGAGGCCCAACGGGGCATAAAGATGGATGGACGTTTGTGCCATCCCTGGCTCGTGCGATTCGGAATGATATGTGGTGGCTCATAACAGACTGAGGCCGCGCCGCTGTTTTGTGCTCGGAAGCGCCACCGCTGTTTTCTGGTGTTGGTCAATCCGTTGCGTTGCCATCTACCAAATCGCCAGTGGGTTTCCTTGACCCAAAGCCTGTCGCCGGGTTGGCCAAGCGGACACACTTCTGTCGCGTGTCCCGTCATAGGGGCGAATCTCATTATATCGTCAGCTTTTAAGTATCCTTGCGCATCTGGCCCGAACATCCAATCGGCTTTGATAATCCTGCGCGTCTGCGTCTTGCTGCCGTCAAGGATGGCCCGCACCATCGGCGCGGACATTAATATTGGCCTCTCGCGTATCGCGGTCATGGGGTTTAACGAAATTGGGCCATCGCTTGCTCGTAGGCTTCGGACAGTGCCTTGAACTTTGCCTCGGAGCCGCCGGGTTTGTCAGGGTGGCAAAGATTCGCTTTTGCTTTGAACGCCGATTTCACCGCGCCTTCGCTGGCGTCGGGGAGGATGTCGAGCATTTCCCACCACGGCCTCCCGCCGCATCGTTCCGGTATGGCGATGTAGCCTTGAAACGCTTGCTCGACGGTGGTGCATCCCCATCGCTCACGAGCCCGTTGGGCTTCGATGTCCTTTGCGATGGCTGTCAAATTGAATCCGAGCCGCACCCATTTGTCACACGAGAGAACACAGGGGCGAAAGAATTCCTTCCCGTTGCGGAAGAATCGCAACTGAAAATAAACGGCTACCCCTGGGTCAGACGGCTCTGCGACTTCGCGGTTGCCGGTCTTGGTGAACGCTTTGTTGCACGAAATAATTATGCTATCATCCTGATAATCCCAACGGCGTTTGTTGAGGCGGTTTATCTCAGCTTGTACAAAGTCTCTGGCCCATGGATACGCCCTCTCATCGAACTGTGGCGTCGAACGATTCATCGGCGCGGTGCGTCCGACATTGTTTGGCCAGCAGAGAGGAAATCGCGTAATGTCGCTCATAGTTTCCCCACGCTATTCGATGGCGGAAAGGAATGCAAGAAGTATTTTTATATTTCGTGCGATTTTTGTTGACGTTAAGGCATTCGGTGGTATCCTGAACTTCAATGAATACGGAATTAACCAACAAAATCAAGGCTCTTAAGCCTTCCAAAGGGTTCGTGGTTGCGACCACAAAAGAGCGCGACAAGGTGCTCAAAGAGGCTCGCGACTTGAAGCGATTCGGACAGATTGATTTCGATGTGACCACTCGGGAATGCGATGGCGGTTTCAAGGTGGTGGCGGTATGAGCGCTATCTATGGATTGTTTAATAAGAACGGCGAGTGCTTATATGTCGGCAGAACGAACAATCCCGGAATACGAGCAGAAAGCCACAGGAAACGCTTTAGGCGTGCCACGTTTCAGATTATTTCCGAAGTGCCACGCGAACAGGCGGAAGCGGAAGAATATGCCACAATTGCCAGGTTCAGGGCTATTGGCCAAGCAAAAGCGAATCGAGCGACCCCAACATCTTTTAAAGTTCCTCTTGCGAGACAAATCGTGAATCTAAAGCCGCGGCATCGGTTCTCAATTAACGGCAAAAAAGCACGCAATGAAGCGAATCGCGCCATCAAAACTCTCCGAGACGCCGGAGTGTTGACCGTCGAGGTCATCACCCGCGAAACGGACAAAACAGAAGTGTTCAACGTCATCGCCCTTTAACAACCCCAAACACTGAAATATGAAACGACCAAACGGAGAACAAATACAAGCCGAAATTGATTGGCTGAAAGCGAACAAATCTAAAGTGCGGAAACATTCCGCATTCGAGGACAACCACCACGATAGCATTGACGGTCAGATTCGCGCTTTGGAAGGTCGCTTTGATGAGGACGACATGCAGCGCGAATTCTCGGATGAACCGTCGAATGTGCAGGAGTCCGTGCGCGACGCCATTCTTTGGATGGAAGGCGAAGAGGAGGTTTCCCCTTCCCTTAACTGGAAGCCGCTCGTTCAGAAATAACCCGCGTAATCGCAACCGTTTTAACAACTCCAAATACAAGACCCCAACAAAAGGAAATCCAATGCCAAACATCAATGTAATGCGCGAATCCAACTTCCTCAAAAAAGAGGACTGTGACCCGCCGATTCTCGTGACCATCAAAGGCGTTCATCAAGAGAACGTCGCGAAAGCCGGAGCACCGGAAGAACTCAAATGGTGCATCGAATTCAACGAGGCTGAAAAGCCTATGGTTCTGAATTCGACCAACGCCCAACTCATCGCCAAGATTGTTGGGAGCGAAGAAACCGACAACTGGACTGGCAAAAAAGTCGTGCTCTACAATGACCCAAGCGTGAGCTTCGCTGGCAAGGTCATTGGTGGCATTCGTGTGCGAGCACCAAAGCAGCGTGCCGCCGCGCCTGCGCCTGCGCCCGCTCCCGTCCCTATCGCTCCACATCCCGCGCCAGCCAACGGTCCAGGCAATCCGGGCGCGGACGATGACGACGTTCCGTTCTGACATGAACGTAAAAGAACTCATTCGCCAAATCCGTGAACAAGGCCCGAAATTCAATCTGTGTGAGAAATGCGGTCGGTTTGAATCGCCCGTCAAGTATTCTGCACAACTTGACCTGTGGGTCTGCTGGCAATGCTTTCACGAATTAACGAAATGAAAGCCATCGTTACAGACGCCATCTTTTCGGGGTTCACGTCCAGGGCCGATAAATCAATCGGTTTTCGCGGCGTGACCCCCGAATTGACCAGCGTGGAAAAAGCGGCCCTGATGGATATTCACGGCATCAACGTGCGGTTGCTTATTGAACCGAAAGATTTTGAGCTTGATGCCAAGCTGGAAATCAAAGGTCAATTCGATAAAAAGACCGCCTCGCAACGGCTTCGCGCTGTGTTGTTCATCTTGTGGAAACAATCCAGCGGGCAAGGCGAATTTGAGGACTTTTACCGCAGAGAAATGGAAAGCGTGATTGAACAAATAAAATCGCGCCTTAGCGACAATGGCTGACCAAACTAATCAATACAGAAAAAACACATTGTATGTGACCAACCAGATTCATCGCTGGCTTTGGTGGCTGGCAGACGTACAAGAACATGCAACGGCTGAATCCATCGCCGATGACATTCTGAGAACGGAACTGATAAAACGCCATCCTAATATTGAACAAGCTGAGGTTGATTACCAGAAAGGCCGGAAAGCCCTGAACGACGCGGCTAAAGCATTCCTTAAAACCCCAACCCCTTAACGATTATGAACCTAACCCGAATAAACGAATACTGGCACTTGCTCGAAGCTGCGAAGGCGGGCAAGACGATTCAGTGGCAATTTGGTGGTGATGGCAAGTGGCGCGACTTGACCGAAAGCGACCTTCTTGACACACCCGAGCATTACCGAGTCAAACCCGAGCCAAAGCTCAGGCCTTGGAGGCCAGAGGAAATCCCCGTTGGTGCGCTGATTCGTCGCAAAGAAAAAGATTCGTTCTTGGCGATAATCACGGCGAGATATCAAGCACTGTTTTGGACAACATATCACGGAACGGGCGGATTGCCAACCGAGCAGGTATTGAAATCCCATGAGCATTCCACCGACGGCGGTGTCACTTGGAAACCCTGCGGCGTGGAGGAGGCGCCATGAGCGACAACTACAACCGGCCAGCGTTCCCGCAGCCGTTGACGGATAATCAGGGACGGGTCGACTATCCAGAGCAATACGGAGTTGGCGGCCTCACCAAGCTGGAATATTTCACCGCGATGGCGATGCAGGGATTGATAATACAAGACCCTGCTGATATTCCAGCCGGAATTGAAATGCACGATGTTGCAATCGCGATAGCCAAAGCCACGCTCGACGCACTCGAAAAGGAGGGTAAATGAGCGCGACCACCGACATGCTGGAAGCCGACGAATTCGCCAAATGGGCTGACATGCGCCGAGCCGAGCAAGTATTTCTCGCCAAGAAAGAAATATGGCTCACCGCTTACGCTCTCTGGCGCAACGAACAGCACAAAGAAAGACTCTTGCAGCAAATCCCACAACAACAGGAGGCGGTCGCAACGCCGCCTCCTGCCTCAATTACCAATACGAAGCCATGACCACCCACGACCTCATTCCGCCAATCATCGGCTCAATCTGTTTCCTCGCCTACTGCCTTGCGCTGGAGAAAGCGAGGCGGGGATGAAAAGGGTACTTGTTTGGCTTGGAGTCATAGTGTTGTTCAATTTCACATGGCTGACTTTGTGGGATTTGATATTTAAGTGTCCTGTGCCGATGTGGTTTCTGATTTCTTTTTCAGCAGCTTTCGGATTTGTGCTTGCCATAATCGAATACGTGTACTTTCCAGACGACCCAAAACGATGAAATCTGACCTTAATGAAATCCCGATGCGCCTCTACTACCGCGAGCACACGCGATTCGACCCTGACGCGCATCCGTATGATTCGCCTGCGCTGAGGGAGTATGATAAGGAACGATTTGCCGCGTTGGCGGCTAACGCTCCCGTCGCCGATAAACCATCAACCGTTGTTAACAATGACGGCGGCGGGAGCGGTCATGGCAGAAAACCCTAAAACGAAAAGGACAAATGCAAACAGAAATAAATGAAGTCGAAGTGAATGGCATCAAATATATCCGCAAGGATACCGCTCAAACGCTCATCGTGTCCAAAGACGCCATCATGGTCAGAACGCAATCGGCAGGCGTGTTTTACGGAACTCTCGCCGAGAGCAATCTGAAAGAAGGTTGGGTGAAACTCAAGAACGCCCGGCGCGTATGGTACTGGGATGGAGCGGCAAGCCTGTCGCAACTCGCAACGGAGGGCACATCCAAGCCATCCAATTGTAAGTTTCCCGTCCCTGTCTCGGAAGTCACGTTACTCGGAGTCATCGAACTGATTCCATGTACGGAAAAAGCCGTCGCATCTCTCAACACCGTCAGCGTATGGAAACAATAAATTCCGGCTACGGCGACGGCTCCGGCTCCGGCTCCGGCGACGGCTCCGGCTCCGGCTCCGGCGACGGCTCCGGCGACGGCTCCGGCGCCGGCTCCGGCAACGGCTCCGGCTCCGGCGACGGCTCCGGCG